TCCTCTTCATCATCCCAAGAAATGTACACATTGCAGGTTTGGTGCAATCCAGGATTATCGTCTTCCTCTCCAATGAGGATTTCATCATCATCCAAGTACGTTAAAGAAAAGATTAAATTCGCTTTGTCGTCCCAGGTTTTAAACTCGGCACTGATAAAGCCCTCTTCAAAAAAGAAATAGCCTCCGTTCCTCAATGCCAGCTTGACGAACCCTAATGCACCCTCTTCAGCCTTCTTCTGTACAATGTTTGGAGCAAAGTGCTCCACCATGGCAGCAATCTCTCCTGCAAGGCCTGGATTGTTTGTTTGGTCTGAAAGAGCATTAACCATTTCAAACTTTTTCTCATTAGGGATTTCCATATTATCTATTATGGCCCGTGCTTGTGCTTTTAAACTCATTTTATTTTCCATTACCTTCTCCTGTTTGTTTAGTGGGAGTATCATCAGTGCCCGATACCACTATACGGACATACGGTCGGAGTGACCCGGCCGTTTCAACTATTAATCAATAACAGTTAAACAAAATCGGAAGCTACTTATCCTTGCCGATTTCTTTAAATGGGTTGTGCCCTTACCTTAACTCAGGTTACCTACTGGGTTGTTTCATATTAATCTAGCTTGGATCATCCTACTGCCACGGTTTGTATCATCTGGGATACCTCTCGCCGTATTCATTTTATTTTGATGCAGGCTTTCCGATCAGGAATGGCTACTCAACGCATCTCCATAAAATCAAGTTACTTTGATATCATACTTAACCTTATGAGTTTAGGTAGTTGTTCATCTATTGAAAGTCAGTTCACCAAACTGACCTATCATTGAATACAAACAAGTTAATCTTTTTGTCTATTGGGAAGTTTTTTTAAAATATTAAAAACCCAACTTGTTTGCATTCTTTGATCTTCATCCGTGAAGTCTCCGATGCCCCCGTGAATTTGTCTGCCCCTCCGGGTCGGGTTGCCTACTCTTAGTGTTCCGCTAGGCGTCGCGGGTCAATGTTTTGCCATTCAGGGACGTTATGAGTCTCCGCCCCGCTCGCTATCAGTTTAATATTTAACTTCGAGACGTTTTGTCTGCTGGGACTCTCGACTGAACCCATCTGATAGTTTGCATTGTAGTGTGTCTGTTTGTTCATGCTGAGAATTATACAATGTCTAATATGACAAAGTAAAGCTCGTAAGTTATTGATTTTATTGAGGTTTTTACAAGATAGCTGAAATATTCAAAAAATCAGCGAATGCGTGATCCAGCTAAGTTATTGATTTTGTTGAGGTTTTTTAAAAAGTCTTAGCACTATACCTATGTGGAATCTAGTTAAAGTCTAACTCAGTCAATGAGCAATCATCATCATTATCTATCTGCCCATCTAAGTACATTTCCAAACACTGAGCGGCCAGCGTTTCGTCCTGCATCCCGAACCAAGACACGGTGTCTAAGCAATACCCGAGATACTCTGGGTCAATATCAGATATCTTATCAATTGTTTCCCCTTTATACTTTCCAAAAGTAAAAATCCAATCATTGGAAAATGCATTATCGTTATTCATTCTTTCCATACTCCGATTTTAAATAATAAACTTTTTGATCCGTACCCAGGAAAAGAATTGTCCAAAATGTAACTCCCATTATTTATTAAATGATTGATAAAGGTTCCGAGAGTGATAGGAATATTGGTATTCTTTTCCATCGCATTCATTGCTCCAGTAAAAATCAAATTATAAAAAAGGGCTCTTTTGTTTTCTTTAAACTCCTTCCCTTCATTTTTAGTTATATCATCCAAAACAGATTCTAAAGTGGCATGGGCTATTTCTATTTTTTTATAGAGTTTTTTCCTTGTGCAAAAAATAACGTCCAAGGACCACCTGCTGGCTCCTATTCTGTTTTCAGAAATAAAAAAGTTGGAAAGGGCAGTAAAAAACCTCCGTAAACTCCTATCAATGTCAGATGAGGAAGCCTGAGGTATTTGATCAAACTGAAGCATCTGATCCAGCCCGTTTTTTATTTGTATTTTTTCTTCTGTATTCCATGCAACCACTTCGGATAAAAGGGCCTGAACCCTGTTTTTTTCCATCTCAAATCCTCCTTTATTGTAAATCCAAACTATCGTACCTCGGTGATAGCCACTACTATCGTACCTCGGTGACAGGACTATCGTACCTCGGTGACAGGACTATCGTACCTCGGTGACAGTCGAAAAAATAGGAAGCAGGCTGCCTGTAGCTCCTAGCGCATTCCAACTCCTCTATAACCTTTTATAACCTTTTTATAATACCTTTTTTTCAAAAATCTTTTTCTAAATAAAAACTAAGTAAACCTAAAAAAAGGATACTTACTGGAATTTATTACTGCCTTTGGCAGCCTTCACCTATTGCTTCCTAGGACGGTTTTGCTTTTAAGCAGTGTGATCAGTCGCACGGAACTGAAAAACAACCGCTACCTATATAGGATTCACAGGTTTCTTGTGTTTGAGCACAAGTCAGGGTGTCTCTTTTGCTTTAATAAAAGAAACTATCTCTCCCCTTTTTGAGGAGGAAAAGGAACAGGAATAAACCTTTTTTCCTATACCTTTATTCACTTCCTGAATGGAGCTTTGAATCCTTGCTTTTATTCTAGAGGGTGGTTGGTTTGTGGCTGTAGGAAATACTATATCTGAAAAGCGTCCAATTTCCCTTTTTAAGGGCCTACTGGTCAACAAGAAATCAAAGCTTTTTAAATAGGAATATAGATTTATGGCACTTTCACTATTCAAGGATAATAGGATTTTATGCTCCAAAAAAACAGTATTCTCTCCAAATAACATTTCTAGAAAATCCATATCAAAAGAGATTTTCACTGGCCCTTTTTCTCCTTTGTTAGGAATCACAAAGCGGCTGATTACTCCAAAAACAGAGACATCCGTACCTGCTCCGACTTTCAATTCATATTCTCCTATAAAATGTAATTGAAGACTGGTCCATTTCCAAAGAGATTTTATGACTTTATCATAGTTGGTACTTTTAGTGGAAATTCCTACCCTTTTCAGTAATGCATAGACTGAAGGAAACACCACTGTCCGCTCCTCCCCCAATGCACTGATCATTCCAGATAATACTTTTCTATCAAATTGGGTGGGCAAGTGATTAAAGAATACCTGTAATTTGAGAAAGGCTTCCACATGGCTTTTTCCATAATACCCTATGCAGTACATTCCTTTCCGTGTCTCTAATACTCTGCCTTTATATCCTCTATCTATTGGCCATTCTTTCTTTCTAGGGAACAAGATTCTTCCCTCTTCTGAAACGTCATACCTTAATAAAGGAAGCAATGGTGAAAAACATAATGGATGCTGGGCCAAAATGTTATGTAATCTGGCCGCTGGCCTTTTTCTTTCTTCTGTTTGCATTTTTCTCTCTCCTTTTTTTAATGCTGATCCTAGTACCTGCGGTTTTCACTTCATGGATTCGAGCCCACTCCATTACTTTTCTTTTTTCAAATCGAACTGCCCTTCTGGCTCCAAATTCTTTTATTTCCTCATAGAACCAGGGAAGGTCTCTATTCTTTCTCCAGTTTAGTATGGTCAACCTGGCCACTCCAAAATAAGAGCAAAGGAATTCCGTATCTACTATTTCAGGACTCCTTTTCTCAACTACCTTTTTCCTACGCATTACTAATCCTCCTTTTTATATTGTATACCCTTTAACTAAAAAATAAGGGCAGTGACTGCCCTTATTTATATCCTATATTTTTGAATAAATTTAATCAGTTTGTTCCTTGTCTTTACTATTCTTTTTCGTATCGGAGGTATTTGGAACAGGCAATGGAATGTCCTGTGATACCGTTATCCAGACTTTGTTTCCTTTTTCCATGACCTCTAATACTTTTGCATACAACCTTTTATATGCTTTTCCAGAACTACCAACATATCCCACACCGCCAGCGTCCTCAACATTGGAAGACAATGAATCCCCTGTAAGCAGACACCCATCCGTGTGCTCATGTTTATTGCCGATATGGATATAAATCCATTCAAACCCAGGAACATCTTGGAGCCATAACATTCCTTTATGCAGCTCTGGATACTTCTCAGAGTAGCTATCATTCATGGGACTGGCATCTTTCCTGAGTTTTACCTCATAGGTCCCTTCTGGAATTCTTGTTTTACCAGGGACCTTTACCTCCCTTTCTTCGTCTTCCAGAATGAAGCATTCGAATTTCCCATCTAAGAATAACAAAGAAAGGGTATCATCATTAGATTGGGAAAATCTGATAGCATGGAGGTGTGTCTCTCCTTTTATTTTTGTTCGGGCGGTGGTGATAGTCATGGTCTTTCTCCTTGGTCGTTTAATGGTGCACAAAACTTTTAAATAGTTTATGCGGTTGGTAAAAGGGCTTTGATATGGATTTTTCCATCAGATATAGGAACCACATCCGAATTGGAATCGGTGACGATAGCCTGGTAGTCATAAACACCAGTCGCAACTGAGTCTAAATCCGCAGTTTGAAATTCTGCATCAATTATTCCAGAGGTTTCAGGTGCTTGTATTCCCATCACAATTGATTTTGTTAGGGTGCCGTTTTTGAGTGAGCCTATTCTAAATACTCCTGTGCCCAGGGTCAGGTTCTTAGCAATGCCATTTTCGTCCTTTACGGTAAATCGAAAAATTTTATCCGCACCTTTATACACTTCCAAATCTTGATGGATGGTCATTTTATTTCTCCTCTACTTTTATAAAACTGGCTGGAAGGGATTCCGTTAATAGGAATTCCCCTTGAAGTGTTTGAATTTTTATAAATTCCCCGGACAACTGCTCAATGGCTATTACTGATCCAGCGCCTGCAACGGATAGAGTCCCTGTGGGGGATAGAAGGATTTGAGCCAATCCCTGTATCAAATCCTTGGTATCTACCACACCATTCACACTGATTAAAAGGCCCTTTGTTGCCTGTATTAAGATTTTCCCTACCGCATCCCCAGAAGGGGTTATTATTATATTTGATATCCCGTCCATTGTGCTTTTGCCGGACATTGCTCCTGAAGTTGATATGACCATACCTTCAGTGGCGGATATAGAGTCTTTGCCTGTTAATGGTGCTGAGGAAGAAAACAGTAAGGAACTAGATGCATTCAAACCCCCATCAATAGAAAGGCCCGCTATACTACTGAAAAGAATACTAGACAGGGCCTGTAGGTTATCTTTACCTGTTAATGGCGCTGAGGAAGAAAACAGTAAGGAACTAGATGCATTCAAAGAATCTTTACCTGTTGCCGCACCAGAGGAGGATAAAACCATTTCAACAACTGCGGACAAGGAATCTTTACCCGATATTGCCCCATTAGAGGAAACAATGACAGGGATATTTCCTGATAAAGAAGTGACTGCGGATAGAGGCGCTGAGGAAGATATCAGTAAAGAAGCGGAAGCAGATATAGCTCCACTGGCTGAAGGGAATTGGACAACATTCCCCACTCCAGGGAATACAATATTTGCCCCTGTTTCCTCATCTGTGACCGTGCCGACGCCCGGCAATACATAATTTTTAGCCATTATGAAATAATCATCCTAGGATTATAGAATAAAGATTTACCTGCCTCATACTTTCCTAAACATAATTCAGCAGAAATAGGACCAGCTCTTCCTATCGTCAATCCACTAGCGACTAATTTAGCGGAACGTCCGGCAGGTTCTCCCGTCCAACTCGCGGCACCTGCTCCGGTTGTTAAATTAGCAGGAGTGTCCGCCTCAAATACCCTTGTGTTGTTGAGAGAGGTGACAATGGTAGTCCCGTCCAGATAGGAAACTTTTAGCCAGACTTCATCATCCTGCAATGCAGTGGTAAAGGCGTCCCATACCTCAATGGTAATGGTGTAGGTTCCAGTTGTGCTTACCCATCCCCTCATCGGAGGGCCTATTATCGGAGTCTGCCTATGACAAGTGGATTTTGGTATTAACTCATAGGACAGGTTTGTTGATTGGTCCTCATCAACCCATGCGCCAGTGCCATTAAAGTAAGTGGTGGTATTATCTTCCACTGTGCCTCTATAGGTTTCTTTATAATAATTATAAAGATCATCTCCACTACCGTCGGATAGCCAAACTTCTACCCGCTGGTCATCATTGCCAAAAGTGCCGTCTGTTATCGCAAAGCTTGTTGCAGGTGTTGGGAATTTGGTATCTATAAAATCAACCTCCACAACGGCATCACCCCAGTTACTGGTATCACATAGAACCAAAGATGTATTGGTTATTCCAGACATATCACATCCACGGAATCTGAAAATGCCCACCCTGTTGCTAACATGGCCAATTAATCCTGCGCTTCCAACAGCCCCTTTAAAAGTGCATTTATTATAATCCACACTAAAAGATCCCTCACCCGATATTCTAAGTCCAGCAGTACCTCCGTCGATGGTTGTATTTTCAAAGTAATAAGCACAATCAGAGTTTCCTATTCCAAACATATGTCCCTGGTTCACAACGGTATGCACTTCATAGCAATCAATAAATTTTAATGAATGCCCAGTCGATCCCCTTAAATATCCATTAATTGAAATATGAACACCAAACAGACAGAAACTTTCAAAAAGAACATGAGCATTTGCTCCTGTTGTTTCTATATTAATAGTATCAGAACCAGTTGAGGGAGTATAAGCGCCTGTCGCCTTGTTTACCCTGAAAACAGGTATTAACTCTGAAGCAGTCCCACCAGTGTAGGAAAGGGCAGTTGCTGAGGTATTCTGATGGTCCTTATCCATCAAAATGAATTCACCAGAAACCCAAGCAGTAAATGCAGTCTGATTATCTGTATATGCATTAGCCCAACTGGAGCCATCATTTAATCCAGTTGCAGCACTATCAAGATAGATTGCCATTATTAAATCTCCATTCCTGAATAGGAATTAAATTCATTTTTTATGGACAACATTTTTGCCACCCTATTTCTTATTTGTGTTATTTTTTCCTCAGTCAAAGTAGGAAATAAATTTTGTAACTGGACATCTGAGATTCCATCTATCAAGGCCATTCCGTTATATACAAACCTGTCACTAGGATCATTGATAGACACAATTCTTCTTATTAAAGAACGTAAAAGCTCCTGATTGGCATTAAATCTGGCAGGAGAGGTAAAAGGGTTTCTGCCTTCCTCAATTTCTCTAATATAGAAACACTCTTCCTGCTTCGCTAAAGAGTTTAGGGCCATTTCAGATAAAACTCCTTGAAGTGTGACTAAATTAGATACCCATAGTCCATTGATTTCGACATTGATTGATGCTCCGTCATTAGCTTGGACAGAGACCAGTGCCCTGCATTTAAACCCACCACCATTTTGTGGCACCTCGCTAAAGACAGTTATAAGGGTAACGGTAGTCATAAATCCTCCTAAAAATGCTGTTTGCCTTCCCTAAAATTATCCTCTGCCTCTTCTGGTGTACAGGCGGCAGTAGAATAGATAGTACCATCCCTTTGAGAGTTTTTTGCCAATCGTGCATTTATCCTTAAGGCTTTCAAAAATATAGATGCCCTGTCCAACGTCATTGAAAGATGGAAATTCCCGGTAAGGAAAAAGGAAACCTGATTTTCCCGTACAGAGATGCCCATATATTCTTTCAAAAGGAAAGAAGGGTCCCGCAGGACAATAGCAGCCGACTCTTGGCTAATAGGTTTAATCGGCTTTCTAATAAATGCTTCCTCAGGATCACTAAGTATTCCAGATGCATTGATTTTTTTTGCAAGTCCAAGATTCTTCTTTGCAGTTTTTACCACTATCCGGCCCCAATGTAGGTAGCTGAATAGATCAGCATAATGGATCTTTCCTAAAAACCCGTTACTATCCATTTTTATTAAAACCAAAGGACCTTTATGATCCACCTTTATCCCATAAGGCATTGCCATGCCCTGGGTGGTGCCTTGTGTAGGTTGTGGGCGATTGTATATCATTTTATTTTCCTTTAGTCGATTGATATATCCAAAGCACCGGCGGCAAATTCAGGAGTGGTTCCAGTGGCTACTAAACGACTGGCAGTCAACGCTCCAAAGATTTGCAACACCCCACCACCTGTTAAAGCAAAACCAATTCCGAAGTCTGTCTCGGTCTCAGAGCCGCTAGTGGCTGTAGGGAAGGTGATGGCATTATCGTTATCTACCACTCCAGATGCCACAGTCCATTGTGCAATGGAACGGGCAACGGCTTGTCGGGCATAACTGCCATACGCAGCTTCAAATTGGGATTGAAGTGTATGGGTTTCCAACAAGGTACCTGTATGCAGGCTAATATGTAAACTTCCTGCAACAGTGGATGGTTGTAGACCACTGGCATCCCCTACATTGGGAAGTGCGACATTGGTAAAGTATAGATCCAACCAATCATCTTCAAATAAATCCGTAGCACTCATTTTTCACCTCCTTCGATTTTAGTAATAATATCTGCCAATTCTTTTGAGGTTTGTTGTCTTTTTCCCTCATCCGATTTCCTTTTAACCTCCAAATCGGCTATAGCTCTGTTTGTGGCCTTGGCTTCGTCACTCTCAAGGTAATGCAACTTTTTGCTCACCCTATTAGCTTGGGCCATTTTTCTATCCAAGCGGCTGCCTGTTTTTTTGGACATGGTTTCCTCCTTATCCGTTAAGCATGTTATTTAATTTTCCTAAAAACCCTTCTGGTTGCGGGGGCCTTATAGGTTGATTGTATGCGGCCGCATACCGCATCTCCTTTTCACGGGTACGTAGGCCCATGTATCTGTTTACCCAAAGAACCAACGGTGCTATCAATGCGGCCATGCCAAGGCCAAAATTTAAAAAGGCATTTACCGTTTCTGGCTGGTTACTATACAAAGCGGTTGCCCCTCCAATTGTCGCTATTAAAACATTGATGGCAACAATTATAAAAGAGCCTACAGCAATGAAGGGCCTCCATTGACTCCCTTTTGTTTCTGAATTATTCAAAGCTATCAGAGTCTTTGTTTCTTCCTGCTCAATTTTGGTTTCTTCCTGAATCCTCTTTGTGATTTCTTGTTGAATAAGAGCCTCCAATTCATTTTCTGATTTTTCCAATTCAACCCATTGTTCTGGTGTCATATTTTCCATCACGGCCTTGACTTCTTCCGATGGGGTGTTTTCATCAAAAGAATTACCAGTGGCTGAATTTATTTTCTCAATTATTTTTCCAGCAACACCAACTTGCGGAATAAAAGTTCCTATAACTTTCCCAATTGGTGAATTGGATGCTTTACTAAAAAATCCTAATATTTTCTTAAACATAATTAATTTCCTGATTTAATGGTTCTATTCTCTTCCTGTAACAATTCAATGCGCCTTTTCTTTTTTTCTATCATTGCTCTTTCTAATTGACACCTTCCACATTGTTGAAATTGTATTTTCAATTCAAGCTCTGAAATTTCTTCATCCAAATCTTGAATCTTTTGGTCATTATTTGATAGCTCAATTTTATCCTCAACCATATCATCAATTTGGGATATCTGTTCTTGGATATCATCAATCTTTGATTGTGTTTGTAATTCAATATTTCGGTGTTCATCTTCGTCTATAAAAGTAGTATTAAGGTAATACGCGCCAGCACCAACAGCGGACGATCCAAGGAATAGCAAAATTCCAAAAACCATTTTTATGTTATTTAATATCTCACTTATTGGCATTCCCATGATCCCTCCTACTGCTAAAAGAAACTTGTGCATTTCTATCTCCTTAAAAGTTAAAAAACCAATCCATTGGTCTTTATATTCAGTTTACACTTTTATGAATTCCACTTTCAAATCCTTTACAATTTCAAACATGGTTTCCTCTATCCCAATGCTACCATCTTCAAGGACTTCCTTTTTAGAATGTGAAACAACATTGGCCCAAAATGTTTCCATATTTTTTCCAAAAATTTGTTCATGCAATGGAACAAGCCTTTCTTCAGGAAAATCATCATTGCAACAATCCTCAATTGGAAATCTATTTTTTCCTGTTCCTTCTGGCAAAGGAACTTTCCCTTTGTTCCCTGTTTCAGAATTTTTAAATGGACCCCTTGAAAATTCCATTACACAATTACATACATTTTTGTGTGTTATTTCATCAAGTTTACTAATTGCTTTTAATATTTTAAGGCAATCATAACAAGAAGTGATTTCGCTTTTTGATCCTAGATAATATAAAAATTCTTTATAGTTTGTTGTCGTTATTTTGTCTTTTCTTGTTTCACCACAAACTGGAATATTTATTTCATCGCTATCACTTCCAGTAAATTCAAAATGGATCAAATTTGCTTTAACACTTTTTTCAAGTGTATCAATTGATAGATTTGAATTTTTATTTAACAAATTTTCTAATTCTTTCATTTTTCATTCCTCCTTTAAAAAATTACAGTATAGGATATTTTTTGTTGGGGAGTTAAAGAATCATTAACTTCCTGCCATGTCAATTTAATATCTTTAGTGTACATTCTACAAAATTCTGAAAATCCATTATCAATCCTTTCTGGAATTCTTGATAATGATTTTTGATAAACTGGATTCGATTCGTTCAAGTTATCTGGACTTTCTCCTTGCAATAAAACAGAATAAACACCTTCATCCGCTTTTAAAAATTGATTTGCAAACCACACAATTGATTCTTCTATTTTGTTTGTATAATGGCCAAGATTCCTTTTTGATGGATGGACAGACAAATGGTCAATTTTAAAACCTGATATTTGATAATTAAAATAATCCCATCTAAAAGCGGCAATTGGGGTGTCATCGGATAAGCAAAAAATACTGTAGACGTTTTCAATTGTTGGTTTTGTTGTTTGTGAAATTTTCGAATTTATATTTGAATAAACCGTGTTTTTGATGGCCTTTTCTATTTGTGATGGTGAATGCGCCCCTGCTGGCCAGTCTTCCATGCATTCAATAACAAAAAGAATATCGGATTCGTTTGCTTCCCTGAAATAATGTTTCAAAATATTATGTTCAACTTTCATTTATTTAACTCCTGCAACTCCCGGTGATGGTGCTATAACAACAGCGGGAATTTCAATAAACTTGCCAGTGGCTGTATGGGTAACTTTTATTGTGTACCCTGCTGAATTGCCGCCATAATTTGCCGATAAATATCTTTGGTATATTGATGATATTATAGTTCCATCCCAAACTGATCTTCCTGTATTTGATCCTATGTCAACCGTAAAATCTCCAACAACCGCACCATATGAACTAGCAAAAGCATACCAGAATGAACGAATCTTTAAAGCAATATTTGTGCTTGATGTCTCTGAGCCATAATAAACAACATGGCGAAAAGTAAAAGTAGCAACAACAATCCCCCCTTCTTCAAAACGAATAGTGGATTCATTCCACAATTGTGTTGAATAGGTATAGGTCGCCAAATTGTCATATGTATAAATCATATAGCCGGTTCTTTTCGGCCCGTAATTTGTGCCATCGTACTCAAATTGTATTTGTGGTGTTTGTACTGGTTGCAACGAAGATTTCTCAACCGATATTCCCGCTGAAATATAAGTTGCATCAAGGGAACTTTGTAATCTACCGACTGAGCTTAAAGCGGTTGGAACTCGACCATCTGTTAATTCGGTTGGCCTGTTTGCAAGATACGTTGACCAATTGGCACCATACCCTGCTTGGTAGCTTGAGCCATTGTGACCGTAAAAAAATCTGTTTGTGCTATGGATCCATAAATCACCTGTATCGCCTGCTGGAGTTGTTGATTGTACAAAAATATTATTATTGGTAGCTGAGGTTTCAATTCCAGAAAGCTTTGTATTTGCAGTGCCATCAAGATTCGCCAAACTTTTATTAATAACCTGAGTTATTAAGTCTGCCGAATTCTCTGTTGCTAATGCACCTGCATCAGAAATATTAGCCATTACATTATTGGTAACACTGGATGCCAAATCGGCCCCATTGCCTAGTTGATAACTGGAACCGTTATGACCATAAATATATTTATTGGTACTGTGGATCCAAATATCACCAGTGTCACCTGCTGGTGTACCAGTTTGGACAAAAATATTATTATTGGTTGCTGAGGTTTCAATTCCAGAAAGCTTTGTATTTGCAGTGGCGTCCACATTGGCTAAACTTTTATTTATAACTTCACCCGTGGATAAGTCCACATTATCTTTTGTCGCCAATGCACCTGAATCTGAAATATTAACCATTTGATTATTGGAAACGGAAGTTGCCAAATCAGCACCATTACCTATTTGGAAAGAGCTTCCATTATGCCCATAAATATATTTAGTGGTGCTGTGAATCCATATGTCGCCATTATCACCTGCTGGTGTACCAGTTTGTACGAATACCTGGTTTTTTGTTGCTCCTACACTTGCAGGGTTAGGGGTAATTGGTGTCCAATTGGTCCAATCCCCCACCTCTCCATTTGCGTAGTATGATCGTATCCTATAATGTCGTGGTGCTGAGTCTGACACATCATCTATAACCGCGGGTTCTACAAAGTTACGGGTTACTTCTGAAGCTCCTGGGGACCCAGCAGAATCCGCGGCCCTTTCATATTCATAATGGGAAACGGCTGTTTGCCCCTCATCCTCTATCTCAAGTAGAATTCCATCTGGGATGGTTTTAAATGGCTTTAAAACTGGCTTTCTAGGTGTACTAGTTGGCACAGTTTCATCCGCTCCTGGAGTATTAAGGGATTCGCTACCTGTATCATATGTACCCGAATTAGCTTGTTCCATTACCAAAACAGGGAATCCATTTTCAAAGGAATATTTTTTAATTCTATAAGTTCCAGAGATATCAGGAATATCAACGGTCACCATATCCCACCATCCAACTTGCAAGGCTTTCATGTTACATGGTATAGAAAGTATCTTTTGTTCCCTGGACCTCCTCTTTTCTATATTAGCGCGATACTGAGCACGGTATTCATTATCAATACCAGGACAATCTATCTCTATTATGATTTGATTGCCGCCGTCCGCTGTTTCGTATGAACTGTCAGTCATCAATTTACAGACTTCCTCTCTGTAATCCCTTGATGCACTTACATAGTTTACCTTCACAGCATTATAAAGATCGCTAATCTGTTTTTTAGTTGTATAGGAAATAGGACCAGCTACCCAGGATTCATCTATAGTTATAGTTGGTGCGGTATATTCTCCAGCATGGCATTTCCATGTTCCTGCTATAACGTCAAAATTAATGACTCCTGCCATACAAGCTTCCAGCATATCTATATTATCTTCCGGCTCAGAAGAGGCGAATGCTAAATTGGCTGTATATTTTTTAATGGTAGTGGTATCCGGAGCAAGGAAAGTGGTATCACATACATTGGCAGCGGCTGCAAAGGTATCCCAACCGTCCTGTGTAAAATCCTCATCTGGATCGGAACCGAGTCCACCATCTAATTCATCCATCACTATATAAGTAGCGGCTATCACCGCTGGGTTGTCGGACCATTCCCATGTTGAGGGATCATTGGCCCTGTGCAACCCAGAGCCTCCCCTTGTGGTATCTTTCCGAACGTCATAGCATTTATTCCCTTTAATGAGCCTATTAAGCTCAGATGGTTTTCCATTTGGAAAAGCTTTCTGGAATTTCTTCTCATTATCTGCACCCATAGGTCTTATTAATTTCAATACCGTATAGGGAATGCCTTTTAGTTTATGGTTAACAGTCCAACCATCATATGCAGCCTCCAGCCATCCATTATAGGGCTGGGTATCTAATCCCTGATAGGATTGCAAGTATACCATAGGATTCGAGGAAGCATCTTTCCATTTGAATAGGTCAACGTAATGCACTATCCCAAGGTCCAGCACTATGTCCGCATCAGGTATTCTTTCACCATCAATCCAGAGGTCCTCTAGACCCTCAATTCCCCCTGTGTGTGTGATTCCATGAGCAATCCCCACATATAATTCTTCCTTTGATCCATCACCATCAACGTCCCTAGTTTTCACAGGCACTATATTTTTTCCACCAACCCTTACGGTGCCCCATAAAGATGGCAGTATCTCAATACCTCTGGTAGAGTTTACCCTTAACTGGGCCACAGTGAATGGTGGAATCTGAGGTGGCCTGGTCATTCCAGAAATTAAAAGACTAAAGCCCAGATTAGTCAGGTATGGATTTTTAGTGTATCCCCCAACTATAATAAGCGTGAGTCCTACAATTATTCGAACCGCCCTAGACATGCCAGCACCTCCTAGCCAGGTTCAATGGCATTCGAACTAATCCATGGTCGGCTACTGCTACTACCCTATGACTTTCTACAATTCCAAAACTTTCTCCATCACCCCAGTCTCCTAAAGCAATGTCTCCTGATAGCGCCTGTAATGGTGCTATAGGATCACCATAGAAATGGATCAATACATCCTCAAAAGGATTTGTAACTGTAATGTTTCGCTCTTTTAACCACTTAATTAGGATTTTAATTCCTCCCATTTCATCGGAATAGGTTCCATTTATTCTCTCTAATAGTGTAAGAAGCTCAGAGTCATTGGTACGTCTATATAGATATTTTGCAGTAAAAATGGCACAGTCCATTTCTCCATACTGAAATGGTGTGTGTAATTCTTCTGTTAAAAAATCTATTAGGACTTTATCCATTACTTTTGCCTTGTTCTCTTAGAACCATCATAAGCTCCACCACCGCCTCCGGCTCTTATAGGTGTTCCGCCCCATTGATCACTTGAGTTTTCTATATGGAGTACCATGTTTAATCCAGTATCCCCAGGACGCCTATGCTGTTGGTCCGCATCGGAAGCACATACCCGGCGAGGTCTCAGGAGCAAGGCAGTATAGCTCTCCAAAGTCACATCCAATACAGCGGAGCCTTCATCAATATTCAGAGCGGCTTGGCTAAGATAAGGTCTTCCCGTCCTTATCAATGCATCCTCTAATGGCCTTAAATCCTCTTTTAAGAATGCAAAGGCTGTTTCCACTCTGCTAAATTGGTAGTTGCCTGCAAAGGCCGCTTTTAGATCGGCATCCGTTCCCGGAAGTTGGATCATTATCCTGCCCGGAACCCTCGATTCATTCACTTCCACCCCATCGGGATCAGTTATGGCCGCTGGAACGTAGGTAACGCTGGTACCAGGGTGCGTATACTCAAATGGCAAGGAACTATAAGCCTTAACCCCTGTTGGTGCTGGGAAAGTTATTTTAAGGAATAAAGCTTTCCTATACGCAGGGTTTGTGGCTTCAGTCGTTTGTAGGGTAGTTAATGTCATTATTCATCAAGCTCCGGGTGCCAATAAATCTTCTTCAAGGTAAATACTAAAACTGGATACAACTGGCTTGCTTATGCTTTCATCATTAGAGCCAGTACCCTCTGTAGGGAATATTCCATAGAATCTGGGCCTGTGTATCATAACAGGCGCACTATCTACTGGTGACGTATAAATCGGAATATCCAAATAAGCATACCCTATGCCTCCGGAATCACTGTCCAGGTTTGCTGTTAATTTTTTCAGTTCCATTTTAGGATTCTTCTTTGATCCTGTTACATCCGTTAAGATAGTAATGTACTCATTGGCTTTTAATATGCCATCCCTTGACGCTGGCAAATCCTTTAATTTTAAAACACTGCCAGTTTGGGAGGCCCCATCTACTCTGGCACATCTGGCAAAGGAAGCTCCAGAATAGAATAGATGATTACCCGCGGCGGCTACTCTCGATGCTAGGCGAATGGTGTGATTCCTAGTGACTGAAGGAATCGCCACCCCAACTAAAAAGCCTGGAGCATCTACGTCCAAAAGGAATAGATCAACCGCACCAGTGTCATCCCTCACCTGCATTCTAGCCAAGGCATGAGTCCCTGGTTCCGCAACCACTATAAACAAATAAGGAACTCCCGCGGTCAGGCTTATGGTCTGGGAGGCAATCGCGGCATTGATTGCATCCGAATTTTGTACTTTAATTTTCCTAAGGGAATCTTTTAAACTTGCATTAGTAGCATTCCATGATGCCGTGCCATCAAAAAAGGGATTGGCTAATAGTTCAACAAATTCCGCATTACTCCCAGAAGGACTCCTGGCTGCATTAAACATTTCACCAATAGTGTAGGAGTCTCCAGCACTAGCCGTATCCAGCCATCTGCTTATCTCTTGCCGATTATCATCTTGAGTCAGTTCCCAGGTTAAAGCTATTCCTCTTTTGTCATTAGGGATCCTCTCCCTCTGGACAAAATTATAGGGGCCCTTCACTTCTCTATCTACCCTGACTAAGGATGCCCGGATAGAGGAGCTTAATACACTGGGTAATGGGTAAAATTTCATTTTATGTACCTCTCGCCATCATATCTCGGACCCTTGCAATGATTTTTTGTTCAAGTTTTGGCGCCATTTGCAAAAACACCGAAGCTGCCTCTTTTGTTGCACCTTGTGCATATATACTTATTGGGACAGAAACGCCTCCTTTGGCACCATTACTGCCCCCAATAGGTGTTACTGTAACATTCTCTCCACGGGTGACCGGCATCATTAACATATTTTTATCACGACCAGGTTTGCCTCCTATTCTGAAATCGGAACCGTGGTAAGAGGGTGGACCAAACATCCCATTGGTTGTTTCGGAAAACCATCCATCTGAGAATGATCCACCTCCTCCTCCTCCTCCGGCAGTAGCTGTAGAAAATAACCCGCCTAAGAAACCTCCCAGACCTCCTCCACTGTCGCCACTCTCCCCGAATATATTTTTTAGTATTTGAGCCGCGGCAGCTTCTGCTACCATTCTTTGGAGAGTTTTAAGGAATGACATAAGCATACCATCCAACCCTTTCTCAAAAGGATCAAACAAAAAGTCCGCAAAGGCAGATTGCATATTACGGGCGGCTTGGTCTGCAAATTGTTGCATACTGTCTGTATTTTTTTGCAACTTCCCATCCAATTCTTCCACTGACCTATTAAATGTCTCTTGGGATATTTTCCCATTGTCTAGTAATATTTTGAGTCTTTCTAATTCCGCATTGTACACCTCTAAAGGTTTCCTCATTTTTTCAGTGAGGGCCTGTCCCTCTAAGGTCATCATTAAATCCTTGACCAAGTCTGCTTGGGTTTTACTGGCACCCCTTGCACTAAGGGCAAACCTTTCGGCCTCAGCCGCAGCCTGCCCGTAGGTCTGGACCTGTATTTTCAGATTTTGGACAGTCTTTTCGATTTCTTCATTTAAGGCAATCTGTTCCTCTGTTAAAACTACAGGAGTCCCTCCTGCTTTGCCTTTAGTCCCATTAATAATTTCATTCATCTTGTCTGCATGTTGCTGGGCTTGTAACTGCTCCAATTCAAATTTTTCTTTCCTTAATTGGGCTTCAGCGGCGGCCGCTTCCCTTTTGGCTACTAATTCTTCGTTCCCTATTCTACGGAGTTCCGCATTCCTTCTTTTTCGTTCTTCCTCCAATCGGTCATATACCGTTTCCTCCCCGGACATAAGATTGTCATAAAATTGTGCCATCGCAGTGGGATTGGCTGCCATATGTATGGCAGCACCTAAATGGGAAAATGCCGCTGTGGCGTTATTAAGGGTGGTCATCAAAGTTGTTTCTATTGTGGCAGAAATAACGTCTATATTTTCTATAAAAGAGGAAGTGGTGCCCACCAAAGATATGAGCCATTGGGTCATTTGCCTAAGCTCAGTCTTATTGGACTTCCCTATTTGGATTCTTAAATCCTCAGTGACAGACCCTAAAGTTTTAAGGTCCCCTCCCAAAGTATTCACCCTGGTTCTTTGCTGTTCTTGTGCTACGTTCGTACCAGTAAGGGCTTCGGTCAGTTTTTCTTGGGCATCTACGTTTGCTGCCAAAATGGAAGCGGCTGATATATTTTCTCTACCAAATATCTTGGCCATTCTGGTAGAATCTTTAGTTAGGTCCGTGAAGGCTGATAAGGATTTATTAATCCCCACTATCTTAGGATCTAAAGAGTCTCCCTGTTGTTGTAAGGATAATAAGACCCCTCTTAACTGGGTGCCCGCTATTGCTCCTTTAACACCATTTGCCGCTAATATCTGGATCAAGGAGTTTAATTGCTCATAGGATAATCCGGCCTGTTTAGCGATTACCCCTGATTTCTCAATGGCTGCGGCTGTGTCTGCTACCTCTGAGGCTCCATACTTTGATCCCGCCGCAAGAACATTAACATACCTAGCGGCTTGGTCTGCGCCAGCGGCAAACTGGTTTAGAGACAGGCCTACGGCATTGGCAGCACCTGCTAATTCTACTCCAGATGCCTCTGAAAGGGCAATCACCTCTTTGGTGACTTCTGACAAAGCCACTGCATTGGACAGTAAATCAGGTTTGGCACTGGCAATCAGTTTAAAGGCACCAGCGGCTTCCGTTGCGGATAAGGTAGTTGTCTTACCAAAAACCCTTGCTTGGTTTTCCAAGTATTCTAAAGAGGCTCCAGAGGCTCCAGTGATAGCCTGCAACTCAGCAATGGCATCCCCAAAATCCCTGGTAGTAGTGATCACATCCTTCAGGAATAAACCAACTCCGAGAGATAGTAAGGCCCCTTTGATAGAAAAAATGGAACTTTTTAATCTATCAAATTCCTTTTTAGTGCCATTAACGGCAGTAGCGGCGGATCCTTTTAACTTACCAAAGGCCCTCTGTACCGCAGCCACCCCCTCTTTTGCGGAAGCAGGATCAACTTTCACTCCTAATATAGTTAATTCAGCCATGGCACTTTATTCCTTATCTTTGTCCTTATCCTTTATCTGGTATAAGGTATTGACGTAATGTATGTCAATTCTCCTAATCGTGTTTGTAAAATCTTGAACACCAACTATCCCAAACAAAGAACAATAATCCTTAATTTCGGAAAGAGGAATGTGGGAGATTACTCCAAAAGCCGATGCAGGTCTGCTGGCGTTTAGGAACAAAAAAGAATCCAATACACCTTTTTCGGATTCTTGTAACTCTGGCAATTCCTCCAATGCAGGAACTTCTATCCCACATTCCCTAGCATTAAGTAAGTCTTGGTAAAACTCTCCCCATTCCAGATTCCACTGGAGAAAGTCTATAACTTTTTTGAAAGCTCTTCGGTATCTGCTAAAGCAAAATTGGCACTATTCATGGAATGGATTTGGATAAAATTCCTAAAGGTTTCCATCTCTTCCATTTGTAGTATCTTTAATGCTAATTCATAGGAGTATTTTACCTCTTGACCATTCAAGGTAATATCTTCCCAGTCCAGAATCAAAGTTTCTGCGGCCGCTCTGGTAGCCACTTCATCCCATTCAGCTTCCGTGAGGTTTTTACTGTCGTTAACCTCTCGTTTCATTTCCAAAGCATGGCGTTTCAAGGCATCATTGTATGCAGGACTTCCATAACGCCCTACTTTAATTCTACCTGGGACTCCCTCGGCATCTGAAATATTAATCCAAACACCTTCTTTTAATTTTGCTGGGTCTTGAGCAAATTTGGTGAATAAATCCACACTCATTTTTATCTCCTTCTTTTAAGTAAAAAACGGGTGACAGTTTTTTAAAAGCCCCATCACCCAATCGCCCAGCAACCGTTATGCAGAGAATTTATCAATTTGGATGGTACAATCTAAATCCGGATCCGCATAAGCGGTCCATTCCATTTCTGCCATAACGTCGGTATTTTTGCCGGACGTCAATATCTTTCCGTTTGTGAATTTAAGCCGTGGGAAACTGTATGCCATAGCGGCTCCGTTTGCATCTTGGACAATCATTGCCAAGGAGGATGCAACATCTCCCAGATACTTATCATACAGGGCATTGTTATGGAAATAGATAGTAGCCTTTCCTGTAATTGAAAGACTTCCATTTCCAAAGTCCACATTCTCCAGATTAGCAATAGCATCTCTGGGTCTGGCATTGTTCTTTAACTGGAAGTCCAAAGACTTGCAGTAAATGCCAGCGGCCAGGTCTGCGCCGCCCTCCTGGATCTTCACCACATTACTTGAAGCGTTAAGGATAGGATTGGTATTAGCCGCAACTGGCGCTCCTGTTCCCACTGTGGACTGATCAAGCCCTCCAGAGAGTCCTACAAATCCGAATGACCCTGTTAAGACAGAACGGGAAGCAAAAGTCATGGATAAAGTATCCACTAAACACCCTTTCAGATATTCAAATTGCACTTTATCTTGGAATTCCTTTTCTAAGGTAAAGGAACTCCTTACTACTCCATTCCTTATCATAGTGCCCTTAATAGTGACACTATCTCCCGCAACTTCGTCTACCAGAGTACCACCAGATACTACTAATTTTGAAGCGGTCCGGGAAACTACTTTAAAGAATCCGTTATTGGCTGTTTCAGTGAACCCAGATGATTTCACCCATTGCCCTACCACAAAAGCAGGAATGCCAGCTCCCGAATCATTAAAGGAGTTGTCCGCACTGGCCGCGGATAGTGTTATAGCTGTTATGGTCAACTCAACTGGAAATGCTGCCGAATATAAAGCCGCTTCCAAATAGTCGTCATGGCTGGCATAGGAGGACTCAAAATTAATTTCCCCCCCAACCATTTTCCCTGTACGAATGATATCCGACGTTTGGCGATCCTCCCGTATCTCCGCGGATTCTTCCGTTGTCATATCTTGACTAAGGGATTCTCCAGTAAACCTTATTGCCTCTAAAGGAGATGCAGGGGTTACCCCCAAGCTACTTTCTTTTATCCCCCTTAGTGCCACTCTATCCGAATCAGACATTTTATTGCCTCCTTAAATGGTTATAAAAGAATCCCAATAAAAAGGAATCCGTACTACTCTCCGTATCCATCCCTCACTCTTGGTAGAATCATCATCGTTGCCAATAATGGCTCCCACTCCACAAGTGATAGTGGTACTTCCAGATTTGAATTGTTTTAATTCAAAAATTGCTTTGGCTTTATCACCCAAGGTAAGACATTTAAATACTCCCATACCTGCAGGGTAATACACACCTACATATACTATTCCAACATTCCGGGCCATCACAGTATCACCCCCACCCTTTCCTGCCACATCTCCTTCAGAGCCGATTTGGAGAGTAATCACAGCATAAGGGACACCATCATCCTTGTTAGGTGTGTTAAACTCTACGCCTGGCCATTTGACCATACAATCATCCGTTTCATTCCATCCAGACTCGAAAGCTTCCAATAATGTTTTTTCTACAACCAGGCTCATGCGTTTTTATCCAAAAAGGTTTGCACTTCCTCTAAAGTTAAAGCCACCATACCATTCGGTGATTGGTCTGAGGATCCATTCTCTAGTGGCTCAATGTATGGCAAACTACTTGTTATATAAATCGCAGAATAAGGATTGCTATCATCCTTAAATCGGGACAATTTAGAAATAGCCGCAGCGGTTGCCTGCGATTTACTTTTCCCCTCTGCATCTTTTGGAGGTACTGAAGTATCAGGCTCTCCGTAATTTATATTCCACGATCCCCTAGCCCTTCCCGTATCCACTGGAGTCTTGGCTATGATCCCACTGAATATGTCAAATGCCAATTTCCGTTTCAGAGCATTTACATCAACTCCCAGCTTCCTAACGAAACGGTCTAGGCCTCTTCCAAACTCTGTCAATTCCTTATCTGCCATTTTTAAAACTCTGTAACAATGGACAAAACAGTGGCCCGCCTTACATGCAATATCCATAAAGCTTGAACAGGATCAGTGGCCACTCCCTCTACCTTCCATTGCTCTGTGGAAGAAACCTCTAGTCTGTCTCCATTTTTAGGCACAGTTGAAAGGTCCAAAGAGGCAATTAAAACCTTTTTATCTTCCTTTTTAACCTTATCCCCATCAATCTCCTCTTGTTTGAATTCCATCTCAACAAAAGATATAGACAGCCAAGGGGTTCCTTTATTGACTATTTCATCTTTAGAAGGAGAGTATCCGCTACCAGAGGTAGACATACTCCAATAGGTGCAAACTCCTAGGGCATCCCCAGTGGCTTTCATTGCCGTTTGGGCCGCTTTCTGTACCACACTTTTCAGTCCCATTTTTTACACCCTAACTAAGGAGACAGTTCCTGCTGGTGCATTGTCACCAGCTTTTCTGCTACCTAAGTCTTTTATCATTCCATAAATTCCATCAGGTATTAAAGAGATTTGGTCAAATTTGTCTATCTCCAAAGAGATAGGACCAACAGTTATCTTTTTAAATCCTATGGTATCCCTGTCTGCCGCACGATCTGCATCAATCAATAATTGAGCTAGGTCTGCTGTGGCATGCTCAATAGCTTCCGGAATGGAAGCATTATCCACAATTCTGCCTTCTTTGTCTGTGACTCCCGACCGGGGCCACCCTAAAGCTTGGCTATAGTCAACAATATTTCCTTTCCAGTCCATATTATTATCTAAAATATTCGTGGCCCAAATTAATGCGGCCTTTTTGGTATCATCTGTCACCGTGGCATCATTCCAAGTGTCGGAATGCAGGCGATGGCTAGTATGGTAATGGTCCGCCTCTTGGGTTGTCACATAGGACGTAGAGGCGGAACCTCCCACGGTTGTGTCAAAATCGTGAGCCATTACCGTCTCCCTTATTTATAGGTATGAATAAGGAAGTCCCACTCACCGGCGCCTGGCGTCAAAGCGCCTGCTGTGGGATTAACAAAACGGATTGCAATAGTATCATCCGCTTTCACTCTTACACCCACAACACCTGTGGCATTACCAAAGTCAGGGTTTTGCACTCCGACAATTTTATCACCAGCTTTCACACCGGTGACGGTAAAGTCCTGCTCTGCAACCGTGTTAACGGCAACGGAGGCAGGTGTCAATGTGGGGCTGTATCTCCGAATTTTGGTTATCACAGGGTTCGCATTGGAATCCCGGGAATTCGGATACATTCTTGGGTCACTCATAATCCCTCTCCTTACTTTTATCTCAAAAAAGAAACGAAACCTTCCCTAGAGTCTAGTCTGTTTAACCCTATGTCTATGTCTCGTCGGAGGTACTAGCACCCGTTTCCGGATCGCCAGTTTCTGGAGTATCACCAGGTACTTCACCCTCATCTCCAAGGGCAGATAGGTCAAGGGCCGTTCTGGATATTGAAGCAGACTCATGGAGATTTTCATCATAATCAGATGCATTGATAATAAAATCCCCATACTCGGCAGCTTTCTTTCCTTCAGGCCCATCTTTTCGGTACCGGACTTTCTTTGTAGGTAATCGTGACATTTCCACTTTCTCCTTTATTTACTTATGGATAAAATCTAGGAGGAAGAGAATTCCCTTCCTCCAGATCATTAAAGGTTAACCGGCGAGTCTGGCAGCCAGTTCCCTGCGGGCGAGTGCGGCACCGTACAGCATATCAAACGACCAACGGTATCTCTTATGCTCTCTGGTGAGTTCCAGGCGCATTGTAAGACCTGACACAGGGTCAGTAGCTGATTGAATGATAGACCCCAACCCTTGGGATTGGAGATCAAGCAACGGACGGGAAGCAAACGCAAAGGCATCACGATGGAAGGCAAGGTTCACAGTGTGGCTATCTTTAAAAGTAATGGCCGCATTGTCTGCCCAGGCTACCTGTATAGCAGGCTCAAAAGTCATGGCTGTGATTGGGCCAGCACCTGTGACACCTGTAATGGTGTAGGTTTGGCTATCACCAGCAACCGTGAATATATCCCCAGTAACAGGAACTCCCGCGCCAGTATCCACTGAAACGGATTTAACCCCAGTCACAACGGCTGCATCATTTACCAGATACCCTGTAGCACCACCGGCCGTATGTACAGGAATGTCCTGGTCCATGAACCAATCGAAACCCAGCTTACGGTTGATTTTACCGTCACGGATCGCGGCAGCGTCACCACTGAAGGACATATCTTGAAAGGCCCTCAGGTCCAGCGCATTTGCTTCCGCTTCAGTATCAAAAACCAATCGGCGATCCTGTAAAGGAGCCAATTGCTGGTTGAGGATCTTTCTGACCTGTGTGGCATCAGTAGTACCAGAACCGAATGGTGTAGTACCAGGAGTACCGTAGAACCCATAGATGCCTTTATACTGGGCCATAATATGGGCATTAACGGCATTGGCAATAGATTTTACTGCCTCTGAAGCCTGCATCGGGATAACACCGTTAACCGCTTCCTTCAAGTCCTTATCAGATAGATAGAAAGGAGCTTCCTTCCACTGATCAAGGGGTACGGATACGGTAGTGGGTGCGATGTCCGCAGTGACCGGTGGGGTTGCCGCCGGAGACACATCTTGAGCCGCGATTGCGGAAGGGATCGGAACATCAACTGAGTTTCCCTTCTCTTTGGCTTCCTCAGAATAATCCGAGTTAACCAAAGCGGGCATAACTACGTTTTCTCGTAATGCCATCAGACCTTGTGCAAGTATCTGAGGAATTACTTCAGCTAAGGTATTAGCCATTGGATTTCCTCCATTAGTTTCAAGTTTTAAACAAGGCCCGAGGAGATGAATAATACATCACTTGAGGACCACATGGTATATTGCGGTCCCCCCGGGACTCATATAAAACTCCAACACCGTTGGAGGTTAATTATGTTTTTGTGAGGCAGTCCCTTTTATTCAGGACTGCCAAACAAGGGAATAATTTACCCTAAAAGTATTTCCCGTTCCATTTAGGCAGCGGGGGTAACTTTAATCTCACCTTTAGCGATTTTTTCCAAATTGGAGCTAATTGCTTGGCTATCATTAGACAGGACAGTTCCTTGCTGGCCACCACCTCTATGTCCCTGAGAGCCATCACCACCAGCACCACCACCTTGAGAACCCTCAAACAAGAATGGAGCCTCCTCTGCCAGAGAAGAACACCATTCGGTGATGGATAGAGGATTTTTCCCATCAGACCCATACAGCACAGTGCCGTCTGGGCCTATAGGAGTAACTTCTCCCTCCCTCAATTGGAATACGCTTCTGGCTCTTGCCAAAACGTCCTTCATGGCATTCTGCCGTACCGTTCCGATAGCAGAGACCCCCTGCTGGACTTCGGAATCAATAACCACAGTGGCCAGTTTACCTTCCACAGTAGTTTTATCGGCAGTGGCCTTTGCCAAATTTTCTTCAATCTTTTTAATGCGACCCTCATAGTCTGACCGCATTCGTTCCGTTCTGCTCTCTACCAACTTCTCCACATCACCAGCCTCGAGGAGTTGTTTTTCCTCAATAGCCCGTAACTTCTCTTGGTATTCGGAATACTTTTCAGGATCAATTCCTTTAAACTTCTCCATTTCTTTTTGGAGTTGTTCCCGTTCTTGTGCCAACTTGATATTGTTATTCCTGAATTCCCCCAATTTATCCTTAAAGGATGAATCGTCTTGGTCCAGAATATAGCCATCAACGTCATTCCCTGCCTCTTTATAATGCTCCTTAAGGGCATCGGGCAATTTGGCATAGTCGTCTTTACTGATTAAGGTTTTTAACATTTTGGTTTTTACTCCCCGAGTAAATTAAATTTTAGGCGATTATGAAAAGGTACTGCTATCAGTAAGAATTATATCTGGGTGGTTGGGTATTCAGTCCGAAATGGACACCATATGGAGTTTCTTTCCAAATACACTATGCAGAGCGCATAAAAAGTGGAAGAGGGATGGATATGCATGTGGGTTGTGTTTTTTGATTTTTTAAAAAGAAAAAAGGGGTTACCTCCGCTTTTTCTTTTGATTCCATTTATCATTGACAATCAATCCTCTTTTTACTGCCATCCTATATAATGGCCCTTTTTTAAATTCAGTCAAAGTGATCCCCTTATCAGATAAATACTGGTGAAATTCAGGCGTCCTGTATGCAGGCAAGTTCCACTCACCATGTAACCAATTTGCATTTCTGGGATTTTCGTCTAAGTTAATCTGGGAAGACATTAGTCATCTCCTTTGTCTAGTAATTTAAAAATAGCCTCTTCATTAGCTCCAGAGCCTTTTTCATAAAATGAAAACTTTTTCGGATCGTATACCACTGCTGTCACTTCATCCACACCCCCAAGAATGACTAATTCTGATTGCCACCCCTCCCCTAATGTATCTGCGGAAGTGCTGAATATCCTTGTAGCGGGAATCTTGGAAGCGAAAATGGAAGCAGAGGCAGCATTTTCCGTACTTTCTGCAAAATCAATGGCAATTCCAAAATCAGTGGTCCATGAATTTAAAGGCTGAGTGCTGGCCTCCACTCTTATAGTGGGCTGTCTTTCCACTCCTCCCTTCTTATTGGCTTTATTTTGTAAATAGGTAGGAGTTTTAGTATATGTGGCTCCTCGGTAGGCATATACTTCATTAATTCCATTAGCTTTTAAAAGGTCTTGGGTATTGTTATATACCGCCCGAACAAACAAACTGGCTCCTTTTGATATGCTTTTATCCTCTAAGACCCTTACTGCCTTTTTATACTCCAAAGATGATTCCAAATGGGACACAATAGAAGAAGATAGCCCCATTTCTTTCCTAACCGCTAATTGCAATATTAGGGATTGCACAGAGCCCGTCGAACTGGAGCCCCAGGCTATAGCTACCTCATTGAGGGCCTCTAAAAGATAATCATCAAGGTTCTCTAATAACAGGTTCCAATCCAAGAGTCCTTGCGATTCTGCCGATTCCATAGATTTAAAAAAATTAAATAAATCCTCTCTGTCTTTGGACTCTAAAACTGCTTTAAGTTTCCCTCTAAATTCTTTCCTACTTGCTCCTGGAAAAGCCTCTTCACTCATGTATTTGGACATTTTATTAGTAGGTTTATGTTTTAGCAGTTTATTCTTCCTATCTAAAAGACTTTCCCCTTTTATATCAAAAGGCTTTAAAGAAGCCATCTCTTTCACGACCTTTTCAATGGTATCGGAAGGACCCTCTATTTTCATCCTCAATTCTGCTAAGGACAATGGACGCCCTGTTTGGTGATCAATTAAATCCTTTAATTTTAATTCCCCTTTTGTAAACATTTTATATTTTTCATTCCCTAATACCTGTTTTTGGAAGGATTTAGGTTTTGTTTTCAACCAGGATTCATAGTTTAAGGATTGGGATACTTGACCATCCATGCTGGCCTGAGTGGATGGGGGAATCTCCCCCACTTTCTTTTTAAGTTTTTTGCCTGATTCTTCCGCAAGCTCCTGAAATGTTTTTGTGATCGGAACAAAAGTAGAACGGCAATTATAATGCCAAGGAGGAGGTCCCGGAAAAGGTTCATCGTGCCCCACTGGATTCCCTGTTGCTAATTCCCAAACTAGCCCTGATCTGGCTATACAGATTGGTGTTGTCCTATTATCTAATGATGCCAATGTTTGGATTTTACTTATGACATCCGAATTAGCTTTGTAGGTTTCCATTCTAGCCAGATTAGCCACGTTTTGGACAGAGGTTCTGACCAAAGCCTTTGCCTGATGGCTGGGAATGTCCATCAACCCTCCTACAAACTCTCTATACTTTTTCTTTACCCCATCAATCTCATAAGTAATGAATTTCCCTGTGGCAGTTCCTCTTAACCTTTGAACCAATTGTCCATTAGTTTCTCCCTGTAACACCCCTAAGGTCATCTGATCATTAAACTTTTGGCGCAAACCTGCTGCCTGCCTTGACCACCATTCCGCGGCGGGTGACCCTTCTATTAGAGATCCTCTGGCCAATTGTTTAAGGGTTTGGAGAGGAACTGCCGTTGAGGCAAGCTCAACCTTAAAAGCTTTATTCAAAGCGTTTCTGGAATACTTTTCTTCTATCTGAGACAATTCCACAAGGTCATCATTCAATATTTTTTTATTCTTTGAATAGAAATTTTTAATAGAGGCAGAGGTTTGGTCTTTTAGCTTTTCCAGGCGCCCCAGTTTATAAGACCCGGATACGGATTCGGTATCAATACTCCCGATCTTTTGGACAAGCTCATGTTCCAATGCCTTTAACTGTCCAAGAATTTTCTTAGCCGTAGCGGCCTCAACCCTCATAAGGTCTACCGAGTGTCCTGTAAGCTCATCGGACATTAAATCAGAAATGGATGCCATCGTATTAGGCTCCTTTTAAATTTGAAAATTTAGGAAATGAAATCATTACAAAGTTTTTGCCATTTTGCCTGAAGGGAGATAATCGTTCTTTCCCAATTGTCTTCTCCATACACCTCAATACATTGGCGTTTCCAAACGTGATTCCCTTTAAAAATAGGGTCTCGTTCTTCATTAGGAGGTATTCCTAAATACCTCATTGCATCCATTGGCAGGTTTGTATTTGCATATTCTTTGGATGAAGGGGTAGTAAATGCCATATTCATCTCCTTACTATTAATTAACCTTCTGAATGTCTTGGGGTTGCCAACATAGCTTGGTACTGGTCATAATCATCTTGGGTCCAGTCTGCAAAATCCAATGGGTGTGACTCACACCCTAAAATGGATCCTTTTCTATGAGGAAAAGGAATATGCCCACAACGGCAGGTATCTTGTTTACTTACTTCCTTTTGCCTATTAGCTTCATCTGACCGGACTCTAGTAGACTTGCAGATTGGACATTTAACACCCTTTTTATACTTTTCTGGGTGTTTTTTTATTGTGAATCTTCCTCTAGGAGTATAAGAGGAAGATTTGGCTCGCCATGCTCTTAGGTATTTCTGATAACAGTCCAGGCAATGCATTCGGTGCCTGTTGACATTAGTTCCTCCTTTAGGCATTTAAGGATTAAGAAGGAAATCTTGTATCGGGATGAATAAGTTTCTTTTCCCATCCTTCCCTTGGAGGTGTTAAATTATTTACCTCTATAAACTTCGCCACCAACTCAGCTACCGGGGAACAATCGGAGTAAGCTCCTACAATGGTTTCTTCTTCCCTTGTGGTAAGCCATCCCATAAAACCATTAATTGCCTCACTTGCATTTATTTCCTTCATTTTTAATCTCCTAGGTTGTTTTTTACTTTGGTTAAAAGGTGTTGCCTCACTTCCATCAGAGCGATACCCAATCTATTCTCCCCTTTGCGGTTACATACACCCCAATAGGTGTCTCCCCAAGTATTCCCTTCAATCAGTTTGCTTTGTCCTGTTCCTAATAATTGCTCCTGCAGTCCGTCGTCATCCCCTGAAAACTTCCTCAATAGCAAAGCCCACATTATGTCATATTTAATGGCATCCCATCCAGACTTAATGCTCAACCCCTTTGATGCCCTTTTAACCTCTCCGGGAGTCTCTAGGGATTGTAGGTATATTTTCTCTTTAAGGGAATCAGTCTTTGTGGCCTGATAGGCATGTTCCACTGACCGGTATGCCAGACCCTCCCATTCAATTTCTACCAACCAGAAATTGGAAAGAAACCTGAAACGTCCTGTAAAGGACGTTATGGGCGTTTGGCAGGGATCATACAAAAGTAGATCAGTCATTCTGGGTCTCCTGTAAATCCTGTAAGTATCTTTCCCTGTATTTCATAACAGCAGGGTTCAAATGGTAGTTGACGCAGGATGTATTTATACTCTCTATGGTCCTTTCCTGTAATGGAGCGATATTGTGAGCAAAGCACACCAAAAAGTCTTTTATAGAAAGGAACCTATGCACTGATCCCACAGAATGGAAAATGGTTTCTTCTGGACCTATTATAGTTATGAATTTTTGCAAAGCCAGAGCATACCCAAATTCCACATGCCTCCCTCCTCTAGAGTCTCCTCTGGGATTTTCCATTAAGAAAATGCACCAATGGCTGTTTTCGATATCTTGTAAATCTTGGAGAGCATGTTCCTTATCGGATAAGGCGCTGGTACTTTCCCTATGCTGGGGGTGTATCCAACTACTCATAATTTGGAAGCCATCTTTCTCTAAGTATTGACCTAATTCGAATAAGGACTCCCTGCGCCTATAGCGTCCGCCCAAGTAAACCTTTTCTACGGAGGCTGGAGGGTGTACTAGCTTCACTTTGGATCTCCTTTTTGTTTTTCTTCCTTTTGCATATCCTCTATGGGAGGGTATTGAAAAGAAGGATCCGGAACTGGTATCGTTTCTACCCAAACAGAGGACAAAAGGGAGTCAATTATTTTTTCTAAAGGCCTTCTTTTCTGCATTCCCTCGCTCAATTCTTTCAATACGGAGATCATTGCTTCCACTGATTTGTAGTTTTCAAACTCCAGGGCGAGCAACTGTCTGCCTATTGGAACACTATTCGCACTGCCCATAGGCCCGAACCTTATTCCCTTTTGTTCCTTTTTAGGAATATCATAGATACAGAATTCCCCTTTTCCTGTTTTATACACTGCACCATGAACCAATTTAGTGGGTGTATTCTTAAAGAGTATTTTAAAAGCTTTTCGCTGGAAACAAGTTTTCGATAAACTTAGTAAAAATTTAAACATTTTATTTCCCCCTTGTTATCTTCAGTTTTGGAGTATTTTCCTTTCAATGGTGTTTAATCTCTTTTCAATGTCTTGGAGTCTTTTTTGGTTCTTTTGAACGTTTAAAAAAATTTTCGACACCTTGAGTGGATCAAAAAAATTAAATAATGAGGTTTGGTAAGGGATTGGCATCATAAGCTTTTCCCATCCCATACATCATAGCAATAGGAGAGTCCGCCTGTGTAAATATCTACCAAAGAGGCAATATGAATTGCCTCAGGTGCTGTGGCACCTCCGAGTAAAGCTCCCATGGCGATATCGGTTCCTGATCCTATAGCGACGCAATGTTCTTTCCGTGCCTCAGCTAAAGCCTTCCAATACCCCTTCCGTTCTTCAATGTCCGCAGTGGCCGAAAGGGTATCTTTTGCTATAGTCTTCCGTACACAAGGAATGGAATCAAAAAGGTCGAATATCTCTATCTCCAATGTCTGGGCACCATTGCACTTTACAGATATGGATAGGAATTTCCCTCTTGGCAAGGCAGTAGAATCTTCCAGGTCTGAAAGCATTTTAGGGAATTCAGGGTTTTTCCCTAACACGGTATCCTTATACCATTTAGTAAACCGCAGGACATTAGTACGGAGTCCCGTCCCCCCAGTATAGTGAAATAACTCTCCTTCACCCTTAGGGTAATGGGAAAATATCTGTAACTTATTCATAGACCCTAAAAGGACAGTATCCCCTGAGGTGAATTGCCCGTCTGAAGCAAGTATCCGTCCGTCAAAAGCAATGGTGGTCATTTTATTTCTCCTTTATAGTTTAATCTTGTTTACTCACCTGTTTTTAATTATATCCCCTTATTCCTTTTCTTCCTCTTCCTCTTCCTCCTCATCATCATCTATTTCCTCCTCATCTTTTTCTAATTCCATCCCACTGCCTGATGGGGTGCCCATCGGTAAAGGATCTCCCTCTAGGATCAATTGAAGCTCTTCCTCAATTGTCATATCTTCGGGGTACAATTCACCCTTTTTCAAATTATGAGCAAAAGTGCGCCAACTCATTTTATTGGTCTGTACCAGCATAACCAATGCCGTAAGCATTTGAGGATCCAGCATCCTGGGCATATAGTCTTTATTAAAAATGCATTCTATTCCCAATGCTTTCTCTGGAGTTATTCCATACCACTGAGCTACCCACCTTAGTATTTGAGAAAAGCCAGATTCAACGGAAGCCGCAACGGAGGCTAAGGCACTGGTTTCAGCCGCCTGCCTTCTCTCCAGTGTTTCGGCTGCCTCAACAGCTTTTTTCGGTGCTTCTAAAATTCTGGCACCTAGTATTGCCATCTGGGCCTCTTTTTGTTCCAAGGCTCTTTCAATTGCAGACAAACCTTGGCCGGTGTATTCAAGATACTTTGCATCGGCTCCGGTTTGCTCTGATACCCAAGCAATTGCTGATCCTATTTTCAATCTGGTCTCTTTAGGAAACCCTGTAACAAAGGCAGTGGGCAAGGCAGTGAAATGTCTTCCATGTTCCAGATCAGCAGATGACCTGTAATGGCTAAAATTCACATCTATCAGGTCTTCCAAAACAGGACTCTGCACCTTTGCTGTGGGTGTATCTGGTCCAAAGAATTGAAACGGAATATAATCCAGATATTTTCCTCTGATGGATACCTCAATATGCCGTTTCAATATGTATTCAGATTTATCAGCACCCTTTTGTCCATTAGGAGCCTTTTCATATAGTGAAACCAGATAGTATCTTTTCTCCAGCCTCTCATGTTCCTCCTTCCTTCTCCTTTCTGCCTCTTCCAGAGTTTCTTCCTCTGGAGACTCCATAGCCTCCTCTGGCAACTTCAATAGTTGGTTGATTTTCCATAAAGGCAATAATTGCAATACCCTTATCCGTTCTTTGACCACGGTAGTGAATGGGTCAGCACTATCAGGCTCTTCCGCTATCTCTGTTAAGACTACCATTGAGAGTTTCCATTCCCCTTCTACCTCTTCAGACTTCCAATTGATAATGGATTTAGGTCCATAAGATACTAGATAAGGGGCCACATCACTGGTGGTTTCCTTATTGTCTAAAAGGACACCCTGTCTTCCTTTAGACAAAATATCAGAGAAGGTTTCCCTGGCGAAGGACTCAAAAGAAATATTTTCCTTTCCTACTCTGTCTAGGAATCCTTTACGGGATTCAGGGAATCCTATTACCTCAGGAGGTTTTCTAAAAACAATACCAACAAGCCCTCCCAATGTCCTGCCTGATGCATTGTAATAAGAGGCTCGCATTTTATAGGCATCATATTCCTGGGAATCCTGATCAGATAGCAATGGCAGTATTGCGATGCCGGCTTTCTTCACAGCCCGCTCACCAGCCACGGCAATTTCACATTTCTCCCAAACATCCAAATTGGCTGTATATTCCTTATGCTTAGTTTCAACTGGCATGGTATTTCTCCTTTAGTGTCCTAACAATCTATTGGTCTTAATTTCAGGTTTGTACGCGGGGAATAGCCTATGTACTGGATACCCCACAGAGTCCAATAAGTGACTCATTGCTTTATGATCCTTTCGGTTCTTTTTCTCATGGGTGTATTTATTCATGTACCCAATTAATTTTTTACACTCAGGGTCTATTGTCAGGGTGACCTCTTTGCTTCCTGAATAAAGTTTTCCATTCACTGAATTTTCCCTATCCCTCACATTGGGGTTGGCCTCTGGTGCATCAATTTTCCATCCAAAAGATTCAATAATAGTGAAATCGGTTCTACCATATTCGGCTGAGGTCTTTCTAGCTTTTCCTGTAGCATCAGGAAAAACCGTAGTGATACGGCACTCTCCTTCTCTGGGGTGTCCTCTAGGGAATACTTGTTTCTCCCTTATTTTATCACACATGGCATAGGTATCAGCATTAGGCAATTCATACTCAGCGACTATATGCATGTGGTTACCAGACGTCCAAAAAACTACTGCGGACATAGGATCCACATTGAAGTCCATTCCTACTCCGTAATGCGTACCAGGATCAGGCAGCTTCCTTATGTTCCTTTGCCTATCAAAAGAGTAATAAACCCTCCCGCCTGTTAAGTTTACAAAATTCCCTTGCACCAGTGCCTCAACGGCTAAGGGATCAAAAGCTTTTTCCAGAGTCTCTGCATATGATTTATCTAATGCCAAATTGGCTCTGGTTGAGGCATGAATGACACCTAAATCATAATCATCCTTTCTTTCCCCCTCACATATATCATAGCCCCAGTTTAATTCTTCAGGAGTTCCAGTAAGTATCAACTCCCTCAGGCTGGCTTGTCTATCCCGTACCCTTGCTATCGACTCCTGCAAAACCTGTCCATCTTGGATAAAAGGTTCATCTATCCATGCCGCTCCAATGTTAGGACCTTTTAATGAGTTAGGTTCTTCCCCTGAAGCTACCCAGATGGTTCCTATTCTTCCTCTAAAGTTTATCGTAAATTGGTGTTCCGATTTATTGAATTTATATCGAAGGTCTCTATGGATTGTTTTCTTACCATCTAGCAGGTTTTGGATTGTAGGTATGATTGTCCTTTTCGCCATCTTGTATGTTGGGGATATGGCAAGATAAGGGGCTGGAGCATTATGCAATGTTACCGCTATTGCTCTTTTGGCCCCTGCTAGGGTTTTTCCCGCTCCAAAACCAGCTACCAAACCTTTAATAAAATTTTTCTGATTCCAAAAGGCTCTCTGGTGAGGGAACATGCCCCCTTTTATAATAGTTCCGTCAGGGGCTATTTCTGGATCTTCTTCTCGCCAAAACTTCATGCGATTTCCTTATTATTTAATGATTATGGTTCTCCCAGCGCCCCTACCATGCACAGGTACCAATGTGGCATCTGGTACCCTTATGGATTCTTGTGCAACCTTTTCTGGAATGTCTTTGTAATAATGTTTCGCATTCTCCTTAATCCATTCTACCTGTTCCCTATAGGTCAATTTTACATTGCCCTTAAACTGATTACGGATCCTTAAAGCAATCCCAGCAGACACGTCCCTAGACAGTGAAGGGCCTTTTTTGTTTCCATCAGAAAACATAATTCCTATCTCGGCAAAGGTTAAAAGGAATTTTATCTCCTCTATATTCATAGCCAGAACCACATTGGCCTCTGGAGATAAAAACTGAAGTCCTTTTTTACAATGAGGGCAGGGGAGGACTGTATCTAATAGGTGCCCACCTCTGAGTTCCAGAGGCACAATGTCTCCCAAAATAAAATAACCTCCACAGCGTATGCACCAGACTTCCTTTTCCAGAGTTTCTTCACTCCAAGTTCCTGTCGTCACTATTTCCAGCACATGGGGTGGCGTCCATTCCGTATAGGGGATTTCTTGTAATGTTGATGGGTCATCAAAGGTATCCACAAAGAGGTTTTCATCCTTGATCGGAGCAAAGTTGTCCATTTGAAATTTTAGGAGATCAGTTGTGGTTTCCAGAAGGTGGTACAGAAAGCTCCTACCCCTGGTATCGCTCCAGTCTATATCTTTTCCCTCTATCAGGGCTTTAGAGGTCTGGGATAATACTTGGAGCAATTGATTAGGAGCATCGGGCAATTTAGAGGAAGAATGCAACCAATCATGTAAAAAACCTATAAGGTCTTTTGCATTAGTGTTTGTGTCATCCTGATAATGCTGATAACGGGTGACCCTAATTGGAGGCAGGCGATGGCTTTTAGGTAAGTCGGTTGTTTTACCTGCTAAGTATTGCTCCAACCTATCTTTTAAATACATTTCAGACCCTTCAGGAAAACCTAAAGGCAAATATTTCACAAAAGTCTCCACCCTTTTAAGGGCCATTGTCCGTAAGTAATTAAAAGAGACCCTTCTGTTCCTGAGGTCCATATCCATTTCCTCAATCATCCGATTAAGGAATCCCTCCAGTGATTTTATTTGCCAAGGCTCACAATCTTGTAAAGGATCTGGAGTGGAATCAATCTCTGGCAGGACTTCACTCCCTTTTGGTATTTTCAATTGCTCCCGCATACTGGTTAAAATCATAGCGGAATCATGGGTAAGGTCTGCTATATGTGATCTGAAGTCCTCTAAGGGTTTGTCTCCACAGAGGCACTCAGCATTCAAATCTACCAAATTGGTTATAAGGGTATCCACTGTATCAGGTAGGTCACTAATGCCTAAGGGTGTATTGGGGCTATCTGCTTTCATACGCCAAACATTTTCAAATAGGTCCACAATCTGGGCCAGTTTCTCTGGCTCTGCTAGGTAGACTCTGATAATGTCTTGGAAAATGTACAGTAATCTGGACAATAGGGAATGGGTTGTTTCCTGGTTCATTTTTTCTCTCCTCTATTTTATTTTATTATAAGAATGCCTCATCTGGATCATACGCATCTTCCGTAGTCAATCCTACGTCGGTTGCCTTGGCCCAAGTATTCTTATCCCGTCTTTCAAGTATAGTTATATCCCGTACCCAGGTAGGAACAAACTTATCTGGAGCCAAACTTCTGGTGATTATTTTCTTTCTGAATAACGCTAAGGCCCTGTTTATCGCCAAATAATAATATGCATATTTTTTATGAGATTTGGACGCCTTCTCTTCCCAGTCATCCTCATAAGATGCCACAAAATCCTTTCCTGCCTTCATCCAGCGGTAATGGGTATTTTCAAATATGCCCAATAGGAAACAGGCGTCATGGACTGGAATAAAATGGCTCAGATAAAAACACATTACTCGGCATAACTCTGGGGAACATTCTGCGGGGGACCCTACGGGAAGGAAAAAGTTTTCTGCCTCTTCCAAAGTGGCTGTACGCATATACTCTCGGAATAGGGTATCTTCTAATGGTTTAGCACCTTTCGGCTTTTTGCTGATTTTTATCCGTTTCCCCTGTGGAGTCCTTTTTTGGTAGGTTTTTAATTTAATTCTTTTCGGTTCTGGAATACCTTTCCCTTCTTTCTTTTTCTGGGACTTCGGTTTTCTTTTAATTTTGATCATAGGCATCAGAAACAGCACCTCCTTTTGGAGGAAACTAACAAAGTCCACGTTGGAGTCGAATTTTTCTGGAATATATTATATTTAATTGGCATCCACATTCCTATTATAAAAGGCAAAGGTTTATTTTGATCAGTAAATGAAGAAAGGGAGGAAGCCGGACTGATTGAAAGCCCAAGGGAAACTTCCTCCCCTTTCTTCTGGTGATAAGACCTCTGGGTATCAGGCGTTTTAGGTCTTATCACCTACCCCCCAAATAATAGCCAGGAAACCATTATTTGGGTTCTCTCGAAAAGGTAAAGCGATTTGGGAAACCTTACCTTTTCTATACCACTCGAATAGGCTCGGTGTACCTATTCTAAGTGGCAGACCCTATCGTTAATTGAGGTTCTTTTGTGTTTGAAAGGATTTACCCTCTCCGTTTCATAGATCACCTCCTTTTTGCCTATTTAATTAAATAAATTCAGCACCTAAGTATATATCTCCTTTTCTGGCTTAATTTCCAAAATTATCCTTTTCTTTTTAGTCGCATACCTCATGGTAGCCCAGGTTCCTGACCTTTTCATTTCCTTCATGGTATTAGGAACTGCTATCAATGCTTCCGTTTGGTTCACTATTTCCTTATTCCTTTCTAGGAAATGCCTGGGTGGTTCTGAAACATCATAAGGAGCATAGGCCCTAAATTCAGTATTAATAGGAGGGTGCTGGTGTATTCTGAATCCTAAATGTTTTGCAATAGCCGCGGCATCTTCATCTGCCCCTATACAATCCCCATGGTGGAATACCCTAAATCCCATACCCCATAATTCCCTTAAAGTTTGCTTTAACAGAGTTAATTGCCTTGCAGTCATTCCTTTTCTGGATCCTGTAAATCCTACGTGCCTGTCTTGGAACATATCACTCTCCTACTTTCTGCTGGTTTTTTCTTCGTTTATTTAGTTTAGGAAATAAATCAAAAAGGACAATAATGTTCACCAAAGCCACATATGCCATCAGTGCTACAAATACTACCAAATTCTCAATCACCTTCTTCCTCTCCTGTTTTTATCAATATTCCGTCCATCCATGCCTCTATAGATTCCTCTATATCGGTTGGTTTTTCTAGGCAATGAGATATTCCAATAGCCTTTTGCATATCCTTTTTCAGGGACTCTGGTATAACTTCCTTGTTTTCTTTCTCGTCCTCTTCCATTTCCTTTTCCTCACAACTTTTCTATCTGATTCAATTTTTTCTTGGCATACATTACAGGATCCTTCACAGACCCATTGGCTATCCTCTTTAATGCTGCCGTGGCAAGTCCTAAAGACTTAAATGGCCTTTCATGCCTTTTCCTTTTTTCTAGGTACTTGGCTTCCTGCTCCTCTTGTCGTTTGGCAACCGTTTCTGGAGAATGCTGTTTACAGTAACCTCCCATAACAGCCTTTCTGGAACACCGATGCTGGCGATAAGTGCCGTAACCCCATACTAATTGCACACATTGGTCATTTCTACTCATATTAAAGCTCCTAACCATTTTAATATGGCAAAACAATTCTCCCCACTAGGCATTTGTCCTTTCTTCATCCTAGAAATTGTGGATTCGTTTACCCCCATCTGGACACAGGCATCTTTTATGGTAATCCCATCCACCAGTGCCTTTCTTTTAATATGGGCATATATGTTTTCCAAGTTTTCTTCCTCTGACAATGGTGGAAGACTTGGTATTGGTGTGTTATAGTTGTTATCCTGCTTGTTCATCTATCTACCCTCTATTGGGATGGCTGACTCACTTAGCATAGGCCCAGCGGTTATGACTACCGTTGAACGTATCCCCGCCTCAACCATCCTTTTTGACATGCAGTGTATGCACAAGATTCCACCTCCTTCTTCGTTTGGCGCAATCTTTTCCCAAACTTCATCTGGGACGACGGCTTCAACCCAATCCGGTCTGTTGTAGTTGTACCCGCAATCGTAGCAACTCAATACCATATCTATCATCCTCCAGTGCTGTTAGCCTGAAAACTGTTCTAAGACGCTATTGCAAAGTCTATTGATCTCTGGATCTTCTCCGTTAAGAGAGTAAACCTCTCTGATAACGTCAAGTAATTTTCGTATGATTTCCTGTTGGTCAGATATTTCACCTAAATACATCTGTTCTTTAACTTTATGCTCTGTTGGATGCCATGTTGTTGCTGTATCTTTCAGAAACTCATCCACTTGAATCTCTAAAGACTCCATGTGTTCTACTGCCCGACATTCGTCGAAGTCAGTCTCTGAATCAAACCTTGCTCTCTCCAAGTGTTCTTGCGCTTCCCTGAATGACCTAAGCAAAGAGACGGCTTTGTCCTCTGCTGGGTGCCATGTGGATATAGGCTCAAAATAACTTGTTCCTTCATCGCTATGGACTACTCTTGATAAACCGCAAGGGCATTTATCTGTCATTGGGTATCCTCCTGAGCTAATTTGTTAAGCACATATGACCCACCATGTTTACCACAAAAATATTTTCCATCTATTTTAAAAGATGCCGCTAGATCACAAGTTTCCTTGCCTTTGGGATTCCCTGGTCTGCCTCTGCCATGCCAAAATTTTCTAGTAGCAAGGGATAGCATGGCTCCACACTTAGGAAAAGACAATCTATCCGACTTTATCCTGATTACTTTTGTTGGAAGCTCCGACCCCTCTTGGCTTTCTTCCTCACCGTACAAAACCTTTTTCATTGTCTCATTACGGTCATGTATGTAATCCATCCAATCTTCTTCATCTTCTTCAAAGTCATTATCCATCTCTTCCTCCTTTTGGATTAAAATCCCTCATTGTTGGCGGCTGGGGCAGGATTCGAACCTGCATGGAACGGCTGGCACTTTTGATAGGGGAGCATAACCGCATTCCACTCCTATCTCCTGTCAATTCAGGTCTACCGATGACTAATGCCTTATAAGGGTATGTCGTCTTAACCCCCTTCACCACTGGCCGTATGCTCTACACCAGTTGCGTCTTCCAATTCCGCCACCCAGCCATAAAACCTAAAAAGCTTTGCCTCCTTCGGATTGCCTTTCTTCCCTCTTATGGTCACTCCGTACTTTATTATATGCCATTTTTTCTACAATGGTCCCGGATACGTCAAAACCCTTAGCACCCATATAATCCAAAAGGCGGATCAGTAGGTCCAAACATTCTACCTCTTCCGCACTTCTGTGCGGCAGATGATCATCTGGTAGTCCTTTCCTACTTCCTTCTAAAATCTCGGAAGCTTCGGAATGTATCAGGGCCAGTTTAGTGGCAAAGAAATAGGGTAAAGCTTCAGGACAAACTTTCTCAAAAAGGTCATAATCATCCCACCACCCTGCCTCTCTATTTATTCTGTGGACCTTTTTAGCCAAATCGGTTAAATTTTCAAATCCTGAGTATTGAGGATCCGAGTGGGCAATTTTAATTAATTCACTTAAATGCATACCGATATTGGATGCCATTTTATTTCTCCTATTAGCGTTTATCTTCTACTGATATCTATATCAGTGAGTCTTGGGTATTCACAGTATTTTGACTTAATTTTATGGAAAACTGTATATACATACAGTCTTTTTAACGCATCCTACTTCGATTTGAGCGGATATCATGCATATGCGTTATGTTATACGCTGATACTGTAAAAACCCGCTAGGATCTTAAATCCTAGTGACAGGATTGATTTCAAGTAAATGCAGACAGTCAGTGTCCTTATAACTGTATCAGGTCGATTTTTTCAGTATTTTATTAAAAATACCCGACAGAAAATCTCTAGCGGTTTTGTATGACAACCTGATGGGCTTCCGTTCCGTATCAATATAATATGACCATAGGATCCGGTTTCGGGCCATTGTCCGTAATGGAAGAAAAAGATTTCCAGAAGAGACAATGGAAAAATCTTTATAGTCTTTTATAAAAAACCAAGATCCTTTTATTGTCTTAGTAGGACCAGTTATGAATAAAGTCCAAGCAGGTCCCTCTAATACTGCTATCCTGTGATAAGTGCTATGCTCTCTTTTGATTATTCCACTTTCTTTGGAAATACCCCTACTACACAACATGGTGGCATTGATGGTGCCACCATCCTCTCCCGAAATGTGGAAGAAAGCTTCGCTTGCGGGTGAACAATACTCCTCCCACAATACCCCTTTTAAACATATTGACCAAGAATCCCAGGGATGGTTATGCATCACCCCCTCCCTATCATCCCCAGTAAACCGGTGGAGATAGATATTTGGAAGCCACGGACTTTTGTTCCGGGGAAATAAATGCCATCTGGTAAGGTACCCAGGTATCCAGAATTTGGGAATGGATAAATAAATAATAAACAGCACTAATAAAATATAAAATAAAGTCATTTTTATTTCTCCTTGAAATATTCCATTTGAAAGAATCATGGCCCTTCAAGACCATTTTAGCGTGTCTGCAATCCAAACTTTAAATTTGGTCCAACTAGATTGCTGAGGTTTTGGGACCGGGAATTCTGGTGGTATGAGTGGTCCATAAGAAATGGAAAACTTCTCCATGGATCTGTCTGCCTCCTCAATGGATGGATACCTACTGGAAATTGCCTGTGAAGCCCTTGCCGTGGCTTTGGTTGCCTCCTCAGTGGAAGTAATCAGTTTATGGAATGCTTTCAAAGGTGCCTCTTCATTAATAGGGAGTTCGGCTGCCTTCTCTAAAATAATTTCCCTCCTAAAAGGATTTTCCTTGAAAGCCTGTCCACATCCCTTTTTTGCAAGTTTGCGTCTCCTGTGTCGAATGGCTTTCTTTGATGGCTTTTTTAAAAGTTTTTTCATTATAGTTTCCTCCTTCTCTCCTCTTTAACAAAAGAGGATATTAATAAAACCAATTTATTAAAGATTAAACTTTCCTTACTCATAATCCTATAATCTGATTGGAGCACCTCTCTAGTGGTATACCTAAGTCCACACCCAGTACATTCTCTCCTCCTCCGAATAGTCCCTTCCTTTTTAGAAAGTCTGGTTTCCAAAACAGATGAAAGGGTGTGTTTACAGTATGGACATTGCATGTCCTTTCTCCTCAATCAAATAAAGTTTTTGGACGGGATAGCTCTTTCACATACTCAAACATCTCAATATCCCCCTGCCTTACGGTATTCATTTTTTTGTAATTCATTTTTTTCCTTAAAGAGATGATCGGGACATTATCTGTCCTCAGTTGGGTAATTATCCTAAGACACCCTAACTCCTTTGCGAGCTTTTCAGCCCTTTTTGTCAGAGTTGCCGCAATCCCTTGTCTTTTATAATCATCGGACACGGCAGTGTACTTTATTTGGAAATCCCCTTTAGTGATTAAAGAAGGTGGCTTGCCCTTTACCTTTCTGTGGTTCCACACAAGGAATCCCATCACTTCCCCAGTCTCAGAATATTCAATAATTACCCGATTGTCCTCAATGGCATTGGCTAAAAAAATTGTCTGGACATGCCCCAAAAAAAGCTTAGTAGAAGGCTGTTGGAGTATCTTCATAAGTATTTTAGCCAAGTCCCTTGCAGACATTTTAATGGGACGTTTTTTGAGTTTCATTGTTTTTATTTCCTCCATAGATCAAATTATCGAAATCCACAAAAATGGAAAGTAATTTTTTAAATGACCTCTCCAAAAAAGATATTGACTGGGTTTCAATACCATCATTGGAGATAGTCAACGTCAAAACCCTTTGACCTTCCTCCGGAGAGGATCCAACCAAATGGGAAGTGATGGTAGAAGTGAAGTCCTCTTCCTTATAATTAAGAAACTTTAAACTATTTCTCTCCAAAGCGGCGGACATCATATTAAAGAAATCCTCTCTGTTTAATTCCTCTCCACCGGAGAGGTATTCCTCAAAGTAAGAGAACAATAGACCCCCTTTAGCATGATAATCCAAATCACTAAAATGGAGATAATCGGTATCTCTGGGGAAATGGAGAACGAACATACTTGGAAGGTCCTCTTCCTCTAAAGGAAACTCCTTTGCCAATTCTTGTATTTTACCTTCCATGAGTGGACTACTATAAGAGGCCTTAGATACAGTCCTATGCAAAGTAAGAATTCCAGAACAGTCTATACCACCCAAGAAATAGCATCTCATGTGCTCTAGGAGCATTCCACAACTTGCCACAAATAGGTAATATTTTCTGGAACAGAAAGGGCATTTATATATTAATAATTCAGGATCCTTTATTGGCTCCAAAGTCTCAGACGAATCGGGAATACTGATAAATCTATCCCCATTATCAACTCTGTACCCTCTAAAAGTGGTTCTGGTAATCATCTTAATCTCCTTCTTTTTCTCAATATAGGTTTTTCCGTTAATGGTCTTTTTGCCAAAAGGCTATCACTGCTATCACTCTTTAAAAAATCAACAATAAAAGGACGTGGTTGGTAGGTAGGCTCTATAATAACTTTCCTTTCCTCTACCACTCGGGTATAGATAGACTGCATCAATTGGTATAGGTCTATTAAATATTCAGCCACATCGGAAGGAACGTCATAGACTTTACCTCCTATGTCTACCTTTTTCATTTCTTTTTTATCCATGCTGGCCCCATTCAAAATGTGATCCATATTTGTCTTTTACCACAGTAACCATGTCATCAAAATTTCCATACTCCAAGAATCTTTGATCTGCCACCCATATCTGTTTATTTTCTTGGATACTATGCATTGATAGTGTTTCCAATAAATCCAAAATGCCTTCTTCTGATAACCAAGAGGAAGGTTCATCCCAGACTTCCAAATTGGAACTGACTCCATATCTATCAAAAATCAAATTGGACAATCCAATACTACTGGAGAGTAGGAGTCTTTGCATTTCTCCTCCTGACCAAGACTCCCACGGAACAGGCTTTTTATTATAAGGACTCTGTACCATCACAGAAAATCCTTTGGAAACTGTTTTCGATTTGGTCTCTGTCTCCACATCAAAAGATAATCCCCATTTTTCCATTCCTAATTTACTCAAATAATTATTAGCCTCTATCTCAAACTGGGTCAGGAATTCAGATACTAAAAACAATCTCACTTCCCTAAAACCCTTTTCCCAGTATTTGGAATATTCCAAATCTCTTTCTAAGTGAGAAATTGCTCGGTCCATGACCGCACTACTTTTTTTCAGAATGTTCATTTCTTTTAGAGTGGTTTTTATTTCCTCTTTAAAAGGATTCTTTTGTTCTTGTACCTCCTGCAAATCATTAAGGGTTTCCTTTTTCTTTTTTTCTAGGTCCCTTAAGCGCCTATTGGCAGAATGGTAGTCAGACTTAATCCCATCAACCTCTCTTAAATGGTTATTGGTTTTTCTGTCCAAAATGGATAGTTTATTTTTTATTTTTTGAATTTTCTCTTCCAACTCCTCCCTCTCTACTAAAAGGGCAGGAACTGCCTTTGATGCCTTCTTCCATTTGTCTTTCAATTTCCTTAATCGGGAATTGTAGTGGTCTTTGTCTATAATTTGCATACAGGATCCACAACGGCTTTTCTTTCCAGAGGACTCAAATCTCCTAAACTCTGAATAATCTTCCTTAGCGGCATCTTTCTCTCCCAATGCCTGGCCTATCTTTTTATTAAGAATATCCAACCTATTAGTTTTTTTACCCAGTGTCCTATATTCCTCTCCTCTTATGCCAAGCAATTCCCTCCCCACATCATCTAAAGATTCCAAATGGTTTTGTAAGTGGGTTAAATCTTTTTTATTTTTTTTGATTTCCTTTTCCGTTGCACTTAATTCATCCTTTAAAACCCTAACTCTGGATTCTTTTGACTTGCCCCAATCTGCATGGAATTTCTGAGTCTTGCCTAAGGACTTTTTTAATTCTTCCTGCTTGCCTTTAATATAGGATAGATCCTCAGTCAGGTCTCTTTTGGTTTCCCTAGCCTCTGCATGGCTTGAGGAGGCTTTTTTACTTCTCAGTAACCAATCATCCAAGTTTAAAATATCAGTGAACAATTTTAATTTGGCTGCAGGCAGTAAATCAAAAAACTTTTGGTTTTTTTGTCCAAAGATTATTGAATACACAAAAGAATCAAAAGGGATTCGGATAGCCTCTAAAATCTCCTCCTGTGTGACCATTTTATCATCCAATAGTATTTTATTGGGCTCCATACTCCTATATATGTTTCTTTCTTTTCCCTCTTCATCCAAAAAAGTCAATGAACCATAAAAAGGCTTTTTTGCCTTCCAAGATTTAATATTGCCAGCTTTCATGCCCCTCAATGTTTTTCCATATAGAGTCCATGTCACTGTATCCCATAAACTGGATTTCCCTGCGGCATTGGAACCCATCCTGGGTTCGCTTTCATTCCTTCCAAACATAAAATAAAGTCCTGGCTTACTGGGAAACTTAAAGGTCCTTTCCTCAGAAAAAGATTTTATTCCTGCCATTTTTTGTTCTTTAAAAATCATAGTAAATCAATTCCATATTTTAATAAGTCCCTTCCAAGCCTCTCTTTACTAGAAAACTTCTCCAAGACAGACAATTCGGTTGATGATGAAATGGGGTTTTTTACTCTCCGCTCCTCCTTATGCTGAACCTCCCTTCTCTTTATTTCCTTAATTTCAATACCCTTTACCTTTATTTTTCTATAAGCCAATTCCTGAAGGACTTCCGATTTAATTTCTTTCCATACAGGAAAGTCGGATCTTGGTAATAGATATTTCACCTTAATATAATCCCCTTCTTTTGCTTCCAAATCCCCTAAACAATCCTTTAAATGTTCCAAAGACTTGATGGTAATGCTGATCTTTGAAGGGTATCCAGTAGAAGGAATCATTTTAACTTTATTTTTTTTGACATCCAAAAGCATAATTCTGGGATTGAATACATCTCCAAAATGAACAGCATAAGGAGTCCCCACATAAGTAATGCCTCCCACAGTCTGAGGAACATGAATATCCCCAGAGAATACCCTGCCTTTAAATCCTAAATCCCTAAAAAAATGTCTAGGGAATCCTTCTAGTTTCATTCCATTAGATGCAACGGCTCCGTCAACTGATTGATGGATAAAAATAGAATGAATTCCTGTATAGTCCAAATCCTTCCATTCGGTTATAGGATCTCTAGTATGAGGCAAAAAAAGTAAATCCTTGCCTTCTATTTCCAATATTAAAGGAGAGGACACAAAAGAAATGCCTTCCATTTTATCTAAAAATCGCATAAAAGGATTTTCTGGATCAATATAGTCGTGGTTGCCTTTTAATATAAAAATAGGAATTTTCTGGGCTAGACTAAAAAGTGTATCGGAGATTCTATTAACCAATTCTGAGGAATGCCTATCCTTATCATGGGTTAAATCTCCTAAAATAAAAAGATATTTGACTCCATGATCAACTACCTTCCTTTTAAGTCTATTCATAAAAGTCCACCTATACCTGTCGTCTTCCCTTAGGTTTAAATGGAGGTCTGTGGTTATCAATATCATTCTATTTTCCCTTTTTATACTTCCAAGAATACAATGCCATTAAGGTTGCGTCTGCCCTATCTATATCCTTTTTTCTGGAAAAGAAATGCCGATGGTCAGGAAACATTTTACATACCAAATCCCTAGCGGCATCTTTATCTTTGTTAAGAAGGGAAAAGGATTTTTTCCAAATCGCTGGAGTAGTCATAATATAAGGAATATTATTATAGGCTAATGCCATTTCCAACATCCCTGCTGCCTTGCCAAAACTAAACATGGAAGTCACCCCTTGGCGGGGCATAGCTCCTACTTGTTCCATCATCCCAAATTTAATCTCATACGTTCCAGAAATAGTGCCAAACAATTGTAGGAGTTTGCTGGCATCTAGTTGATTGCCTTTTCCGCTACTCTTTGCAATTATTGGAAAATCAAAAACATCAAATAAGTCTCCTTCTTCAGAAACAAGGGATACCGCTCCTTTTAATCCAGGATCCAATCCTAAGTATGCAGGAATTTTTATGAGTTGTTTTCTATCCATCAAGAATCCCTGAATGTTTCCCATAAGACTCCAATAAAAGTTTGTATAAATCCTCCTCTATTATTGTGTCTATTACTAAATGAACCCTGACAGACTTCCCATTGTTTACCGCTTGATGTGGTTTATGGATTTCTAAGTAATATAATTTTCCTGCCTCCATGTGGTGTTTTTGTTTTCCTCCTTCCATATCCCATGTGGTAAACCAAACCTTGTTATTAGTGACCAAAGGGATATGCAATCGAGCAATGCCCTTTTTAGCGAATTTAACCTCCTTGCCCATCTTATCCGTGTGTCTACCTAGCTCTCCTCCCCCAGGAGTTAAAAACATAAATCGAATCCTATCCTTTTTCCCTGGTATGCTATTGCATAGCCTTTGCACTAAAGGAAATTTTTTCATCAAAGGGGTGTCTTTGCATTTTGCATCCAATAGATTTTCATTTTCTTTTTTCCATTTTCTAGGCATAGAGGAGGGCTTTATAATGAATCTTTCATCCCCATATCCTCGCAGACTCAAAGCTGACCAAGAATTTCCTTTATTGTAATTACTCCAATGATTTGCTCCTTGCAATTCAGAAACCTGTTTAGCCAACTTCCGCGCATCTTTTTTAAAGGAGTCACTAATCGAAATTGGAAAACAATCCAATCTATCTGGATAAAAAGCCTCAGGCTCATTTAAGTTAAAGATCACATTGGGTCCTGCTTTTACAAAGACTCCTATAACATCTGCAAAGGCCGTCACCTTTGAAGTGGCATGGAAATACCCTCTAGTATTTAAAGGAGACAAAAGCTTATGACTATCCTCTCCTAAAGGAAGTTCCAATACCAAAGGGTTTTTCTGTTTAATGATTTCCCTCAAAAGGTGGATCCTCATTTTACAACTATCCCCTTTCATAGCAAAATAATCCAAACGGGTGTAAGGACCTATGATCTTTGCTACAGGGAATCCTGCAATATTTTGTATCAAGGTGGTTCTCCTATTCAAGGAGGATAGTTTGCCGAATGCCACCATTCTTTTATCCTTGTGCATAGTAAAGGATAAAGCAGGATCCATTCCGTTCAATTTATGCTTATTCATTTTCCTAAATGGATCTTTTAAAACCCTGCTCTCTTCCTCTCCACATATAGAAAGGATTTTTTTCATATTAGACTTTTTTAGGGGAATGATAACAGTCATTGGTATTTCCTCTTAGCAGGCATAAAGGAAGTCTCTATCTCTCTCCATTTTTTATGTACCAATTCCCTGGTCCTTTTGTGATTGGCAGGAGCCTTAACCCCAATTTCCTTTAAAAAATGGGCACAGGCTGTTTCATCATCCATTCCATAGTTAAATAAGATAGGGAATTCACACTGCCTATAAGGCAGTCCCACTTTATTTTTTTCATTCTTGGCAATTACCTGGATTCCAATATTCCTTTTCTGTTTTTTTATTGTTTGGTTGATTTTCTTCTTTTCGGCAAGCCAGACAATCTGTGCCGCATAAAAATCTAATGCTTTGCCTCCTGACCTTTTATGCTTTTTCCCAAACATAACTCCAATATTATCCCTGATTTGAGAAATGATCAGGAAAAAGACATTATGCCTTTCTAATCTATCCTCTAACCTCCTCAAAGCCTCCCCCACTTTCTTAGCCTTTGTTCCATAAGAACCATCATCAATCTTTCTTTTTCTTTCACCTTCATCGGAGATGGCATCTAAAGAATCCAAAATATAAACCGTAGGACCTTTGTCTTTTTTTCCTAAACAATTTTCCTCCAGATGGGAGTAAACTTCCTCTATAGTCCCTAAGGTAGTCAATGTGGCATCTTTAGGAAAACCCAGAGATCGGGCATAAGGGACATCAAAAGTTTCTCCACCACCCACAGTATAGAAGATTTTTCCATCAGGAAAAAGTTTTCTGAAATTGGCAGTAAGCTCAATGGCAATCAATGTTTTTCCTGTAGACTTATCTCCTACAAGATTAGCGAGTCTGCCTAAAGCCCAGCCTCCTCCTAAAATGCAATCCAACAAAGCACATCCCGAAGGAATATAAGTTATATCCACTTCGTCCTCAAAGTAGAAATTCTTAGGGGATACTTTCCTAAGACTTCCGGCTAATGCTCTTTTCTTCATTACTATCTCCTTCAGGCTGGGGTTTCCCCCAGCCAGATGACCATCACAAAAAACTCAATTTACCTTCTTTTCCTTTTTGCACTTCTTTTTGGCTTGGATCGGTCCTTTTTCGTAGAAGTGCGGCGACGGCGAGGCTTTTCTTCCTCATCCTCATCCTCATCCTCATCGTCATCCTCATCGTCATCGGAATCATCTTCCTCATCGTCATCGTCATCGTCATCGTCATCGGAATCATCGTCTTCCTCCTCTTCTCTCATTTTCCGAAGTTTGCTTGAGGATGATTTTTTAGAAGCTTTGCCCTTTTTAGACTTTTTGATTCCCAGTTCATCACAGATTTGATCTGCCAATTCCTCTTCCTCATCAAAATCTTCAGAGTCTATGTCCAAATCCTGTTCCTCTATTAGGGCTTCCAAAGCCTCAAAGTCCATTTCATGGATATCCTCCCAGGAAGGCTCAGATGCCCCTTTAGAGGATCTTTTGGCTGGTTTCCCACCACCCGAAAACACTTTGGCGATGTGATCATAATCATGGAAGACCAAACATTCTGGAAGGGGATTCTCTAAAAGGAATTCCTCAATCTCCTCCATTTTGTCATCATCATCTACCGCTGGGGAGGACTCCCTGTCTATCTCCAATCCCTGGTAACGGGTTTTTAATCCTTTGCCAGTTTTCTCGAAAAAGATATCATACCCCTCTTCCAGATCATCAATAGGAAGGACTTCCCCTGACCTTTTATCAGTCATAAGGACTGCAATGTCCCTATCAAAAGTCCAGGGCATTGGCCAGATTAAAGGGGTTTGTTCCCGTTTCTTGGCAGACTTATCAATAATAAAGCATAAAGGACGCTTTACGGGCTTCAGAGTATCTGCATACTCCACATCACCCTCTTTCTCTGCCCGTTGTCTTTCCTCTGCTATAGGATCGTCCTCACCCAACATAGCAGATAAAGAAAGAAAGGCAGATTCATCCGAACCAATGCCGTAATTCACAAAAGCATCATAGGCGAAATGTTCGGCATCTTCCCAGGATGGAGGAAGTATCCTTATATGGTTTTGCCCATCTGCTGGACGAAAGGTTTTGTATTTATCCGATATAAAAGAATCCCTATTGGATCCACTCTGCTGTGCTCTCTTTCTCACAGAGTCAGGACTCCTGTTATAGGAAAATTTCCCTTTCCCTTTGGAAGAGGATTTTTCTTTTTTCTTTTTTGTGTGCATTCTAGCCATTTTAATACTCCTTACTTTGATTAATAAAAATATTAAGAGGGCTTTATAGTCTCCCAAAGACTTTTAAACGATTAAAAAAGGAATACCGAAATCCAGTAAATAGAGAATAGGAATATGGCAGTAATCAATATCATTTTTAAAATCGTATAGATCACTTCCATCATCTCCATTACCGTCTCCCCCTTCCTATGCCCTTTCTGTCTACCGGGGGTCTTTGGTATTCATTAGATGAATCCTTGCTGTAATATTGGGCAATATACAATTCCGCAAGTTTGTTCACCATAAACCCCCGTTGTCTAAAAGACTCCTGCATAATCTCCCATTGGGAAGCTTCCATTTTAGCAGTCCTATAAACATCGTATGCCTTGACCACCCTGGAATCACTCCTGACCTCTGCCTTTATGGCATAGTCAGTTGGTGCTTTTTCTTTTGTTCCCTTTTTGGAATAAGCATCTTTCTTTTCCTGGTAAACCTCTGCCTCTACCCTTTCCAATTCATCTTTAGCCCTGTCCCTGGCGCTCTGGGCAAATACACATTCCTCTCCTATTTTTTGCATTGTAGGGGAATGCTCAATCAGTTCCTCATCCAATTCATTTTTATTTATTTTAAGAGTATCTGGAGCAGAGTCCAGGGTTAAGGATCTTTTCCGTAAAGGAACCTCCCTTTCTTTTTTCCTACTACTTACTTTTAATTTTCTTTTTAGCGCCATCTTTTCCCTCCTTTATAAATATCAAACTCATTATAACTATATCAAAAAATAACTCCTAAAACTTAAAGCAAAAGCCTGCCTAGTGCTAATATCAACGGAGCCAATTTATCACTTTCCTGAAAAGGAGTTTCAAACTCCTCTAAAATAGCCAAAAGTTTTTCAGTTCCTTTTCTAGGGTTTTTCAATAGGCAGGCGGCGGCATAATTTACCATGATGATACGGACAGACTCTGGATTTATTCCATCCTTAAAAGAATTAACAATGGAAATGGCATCGGAAAAATCAATCTTTTCCCAGGCTAGTTTTCTAACCAATTCTATTACCTCGGCATTCTCATAACCTGTTTTTAGCAAATCCCTAGCATCATCCGCAGTTTTGGCAGATTTACATAGAGATAGATAGGAAAGCGCCTGTCTAGGACATCCTTGTGAGGCCCGCACAATGATATCCAAAACACTATTGGGAGTTTCATACTCCTCTTCCTCGATAACTTCTTCCAAAAGGTCTCGAATCATTCCAGGAGGCACTTCATGCAAGGCGTAGTCATGGCAACGGGTACGGATGGTTTTAGGAACCTTAGAGACTTCCGTAGTGCAAAAGATCCAATAAAAGTTTTTAGGGGAATCCTCAATAGGTTTTAGTAGGGCTTGCCATGCCTGTTTTGATAAAGAATGGCATTCATCCAGTATGACCACACGGGCCTTGGATACCAGAGAATTGAATCCTTGATGGGACGTGAGATTCCTCACCCCTTCTACTCCAGAGGAAGTGGCAGCATCCACCTCTATCAATTCAGAAGGATGGCACCCCAACTCCGATGCAAGTATCCTAGCAATGGTAGTCTTTCCTACTCCAGAAGGTCCATGAAAAAGAAAAGCTGAAGGAATCTTTCCTGGACCTTCTTCCAATTTAGACTGCAAAGAGGCAATAACCTTTTCCTGTCCTAAAACCTCTTCAAAGGTCTCTGGTCTGTAATCTGTGGTTAGCATGTTTATCTCCTATTGTTATTCAAAGTCAGTGGATGAAACCACCAGTAAAGTTTTTTGGTCTGCCCAATTATCCCCCACTTCAAACTCAGCGATCAGTGGCACATTAATAAAGTCAAGGTCAGGGAAAACCATTATCTCTCCTATCAACAATACATCATCCTTATAGGTATCTGCATTTAAGTAAAAACCTATTTCATCATGGGTATTAAGTATTTGGGCAAAATCAGTTTCCGCATCAAGCCTATTCTGTGCATCAATGGTAATATCTGATGCCAACCCTTGGATACCAGTATTAATCACCTCATTATATTTGATAGGACCTTGACGGCGCCGACCTAATAATGATTCCACATATCCAAACTGGTGATAGTCCCTCAGTGTTTTATTTTGCCAATCTTTCAATCCTGGATGCTCTTCCCAAAACTCTCCTGCTAATTCAAAAGCCAGATCGGTTGTGCATTTCATATACCTTGCCAAAGAGGGAGGGGCTGCTCCATAAATTAACGGGAAAACCCATCCATTCTTTGCGGCATGTCTGGCTTGTTTTATTAAAAGTTTTTTATCCTCAATTTTGTATTCTTCATAGATTCTTTCCAGAAATCCTTTATCCTCTTCCATGAAACGATTTGCCCAGGTCTGGTGTACATCCATTCCCCCATTTAAAGACTCCACCAATTTTTCATCCCTAGATGCCATAGCCGCACAACGGAACTCAATAGCACCATAATCTCCTAAAACCATTTTCATCCCTTTCGGTGCCTTTATAACCTTCCTTATGTATTTATTTTTATGTTTAGGGTAGTTCTGGAGATTCGGATCGGAGCTACTTAGCCTCCCCGTAGTGGTAAATTTATCATTATAATTAGGATGAATTCTTCCATCGTCTGCGGTATAGGTATAAATAGCCTCTAGGTTGGTTCCTTTTCTGGAGTTTAATGACCTATACTCTATAATTAAATGAGGAGATTTATACTCATTTTCAGGGATGGATAGTAATGCCTTTTCATCCGTTGATTCCAACACCTCCTTCCTTTTCAAAACATCTCTAAAAAGGAAAGAAACATCTTGGGTGGATTCAGGATTAAAATCTGACTTCCCAGACATTCTTTTGAATTTTTTAAGCTCAGAGGTTTTGTCCAATTCTTTCTTGATTTCAGAGAGCCTCTTGGTAATCTTTTTATCCAATCTCTTGGTTTCTTTAAGATCAGGAACTAATCCTTTAATAGATAGGGAAGAAAGGGTACGACTAGTCCTTATATGATGTGGATAAACAAAGTCTAAAAGCCTCCTGTTTTCCTTTCTTAATAAAACCTTGCGCTGTTGTTCAAATAGCAAATAGGTCATTTTGGCATCGGCTCCATTATATAACAGTACCTCTTCCAAATCCTCTCCAATCATATTTGTTTTATCTAAAGGGAAAAAGGATTTCATTCTAATTCCAAAATACTGGAAAACTAAAGAGTCTAAATCCAATCCAGTTTTTCCTTTCTTCCTGGGACGCTGGTCTAGGCAATAGGCTTGGGACATGGTATCTTCCCATCGCACCTCATCTTGTCTCCTTTTTAGGTAGAGTGTGCCTATACCAAATACACTACCAGACCATTCCATTTCCATATTAGCATTATGGGCAATCTTATTTCCTGATTTAGACAAAAAGCTTTTAAACTTTTTCTTAACCTTCTCCCTTAGTTTAATTGGCCATCCTCTAGGGTGTAATAAAGGAAAAGAGTAAGTCTCCTCTCCATCAGATATGGAAGCTGTGAGTAGACAAGAATCAGAGAAGTAAGGGCGCAGTCGTTGAGTTTCATAATCAATTGCAAACTCCTCCTTTTCTGCAAATCTATCCAAAACCTTGCAGAATTTTTTATATCCTTTTTCTGAATAGTCAGACAAAACCTTAACGCCATCCAGCACCTGTTCCTTATCCTCAAAAAATGGAATAGGAATTTTTCTTTTGGACTCCCTTTTATGCTCCTTATGGATTTTTTTTAATTCTAATGTAAAAATATGCTCCTCAGGGGATTCTCTGTACCCTCCTCTTTTATCATGTATCCCAGAATCTACCAAAGAGTTTAACGAAGGTAAGCAATAATACCAGCAAGTATGCTTTCCAATCCTAATTGGAAATCTTTTGCCTCGCCAAATCATCAGATTGCTCTCACCAGAAAATCTTTTTAATGGAGTGCTACCCAACCCTATCACTGCCCAAGGCTTTCTTTTCTCTATGTCCTTTTCTATCCGAGAATGGCAACAATTTACCTCTACCTCAGTGGGGTCCCTGTCTGAGGGAGTAACACATTTTATTACATTGGAAAACCCTGCTGATCTTTTCATCTCCCTGGGCAAAGAATCGAACAGGTACTCCTGATCATCTAAACTCAGTGGATGTCCATTCATATCGGCGGAGATGGAAGGTGCTGGTCCTACAAAATAGAAAATAGGGTGTTTAGCACCTGCATCCTCCATTTTGGGATTTTCCATTTTTTTATTCCTGTCTAAGGGACAGGCTTTACACCCATACCCCCAAAGGTCCTCTAAAGGGATTTTTCTTAAATCCCTAACAGAGGCTTTTTTGGAAGCAATGGAATCCTGCTTAAAGAAAAAAGACATTATTTTGAATCCTTATTTTCTGGGAACACCACCTCTCGGGTAGCCAATAGGTGCAAATGATTTGCATCCGACTTAAACAAAAGGGCCTTTGGAGATATATCCCAAAAAGTATTATTTTTGAAAGCCCTTAAAGCCAATGAAGGAGTTACCATGAATTCAGTGGTTTTCATGGAAAGCTCCTCTTTCAGTATTATTTTTTCCCTTATCTCGCCTGCAACGGAAGAGGAACGAAGTTTTAATACCTTGCCTTGCAGGGAAAAGATAACTCCAGGTCCTATAGCTGTTTCATTTTTAAGGATAATGGAAGCCCTTTCCAAAGCCTTCACTATGATAGGAGAGACTGGAGTTTGAACCGCACTCCCTTTCCCTAAATTATGTTTTATCACATCCTCATAGGGCACTTCCTTCTCCACAAAAACAGTTTTGGATGCCATCAAGAAATCCTCTTTGGGAAAGGGTATTTTTGGAGAAATCACCCCCGCATAGTCACCATTCTTGGACAAAACCAGTTTCCCTTTTTCAAGATCCTTTTTCATTGAAAGGATTTGAAAACAGAATTTTTTTGAAAGAGTGAAGGAGTGTCTCTTTGCTTTTTTAAACACCTTGTCAGGAGCTTTGAAATGGTATTTGGAAATGGATACATTATCTGTGGAATACATAGTGTATTTTCCTTCCTTCTCCCTAATAAATGTTATCCCTGTGGTGCCTTGTGAAAGGTTTTGAGGAGTTCCATCATTGATGGAGACTAAACATTTCTCCAAACCCTTGAAAAAAGATCCAGTCAGAGAAAAGGATAGGGTCCTTTTATCTGGAGGGAAAGAATCTGATTCTAATATAAATTTTGATTTAGGAAGTAAACCTGTTTTAAATTGACTCCTTCCAGCTTTGATTTGGAAAATATCTGAATCTCCTGAAATCTCTACCTCCTTTACCGAGAGGGAATTTACTATCTTGTATAGGGAATCCCCCTCCACTCCTCCCTCTATCCCAGTTTTAAAAGGATACTGGATTACCATAACCCCATCATAGGCATATACCCTATTTTTGTTAAAGCAATAACAGACAGTGGTTTCTATAAAATTGTCCGTAGCAAGGGCAGGTTTTAAAGCCTGTAATACCCTTTTAAATTCATCCTTTTTAATTTTACTCATTAGTGCGTGCTCCCAGTTTTAAAATTATTAATAATATTACCTAAACTATCCATACTGTCTTTTTCCTTTTTCCACACCCAAATTGGTTCCACAAAAATATGTTTTTGTCCTGACTCATTCCTTTTATCTATACTGGTACTGGGTCTCGCAGAGAGGCGCAGTCCCAAACAACCCAAATAATGTGCATCTTTAAAAGTGGATATCCAATCATTCATTGGATCACAAATATCTGAGGACTTATAAGAAACTCCCAAATCGGCAATATTCAATGCCATTATTCCACCTGGCTTTAATGAATACCATATCCTCTCTACGGTCTCAAACAGATAGTCATTAAGCCACGTTTCTACTTTTCCATAACGGACCCAAGACTGTCCCTTATCCTTTTTGCTTCCATACCTTTCAGTTTCAAAATAAGGGGGAGAGGTAAAAGAAAAATCGAAAAACTCCTTGGGATAAGATCCATCCTCTGAAGGGGACAAATTAAAGGCAAACTCTCTTCCCTCCCCATATAAAGAGATTTGTTTTTTATACCCTTCATGTAATCGGAAATTAGGATCAAACCCCATGTACCTCTCCCCTTTTTCAGAAAAACAAAAGCCCGCCAATCTATCTCCCCACCCCATAGAGGTATCCAATACTTTCTTGGCTCCAAACAAATCATAAATAGTCTTTGCCGTGACTGGTCTAAATTGGGAAGCCACATACTGCCTCAAAGCCAAACAATTATGGAGAGAGGTACTGTCTACCTTATCTAATTTCATAGACCATAAAGCATTTAAACAGTACGCCAGTTTCTCCTTATCGTTCCATGCATCATAAGGAGATACAAATTTAAAAGTACCACATTTCATTCTATTGTCCCTGTGGTAGTAGTCAGACACTAAATTTGCTTTGGAGTTTGACTCTAGGTAATAATTGGAAAGTCCATACCTGTACTTTTTCCTTAAAAATATCCTGTCTGGAGCCTCCTTAACCAAACTCCTAGTATCTAAGGTCTTTATATAGGAAATGGCTCTATGCAAGTTCCTGGAATGGTCTCCTTTATCTGAGGAAGGCACTGGCAATTTATGCCTATTCACAACATCCACTATTGCCCTTTTAATTTCTTCCTTGGAAAAGCTTTGATTAATTTTACTCCAATGGTCCTTATCAATATGCAGAAACTTAGGAGAGGAAACTATGAATTCATCCAAAAACAATTTTTTATTTTTGATGAAGTTGGTTTGTATTAAAAGAGACATTCTATTAAATTCCTTATCTGTTTTGGATTCAAATCCCCAGGGTCCTTCACCCCTTTAGGTAGGGTACCTATACTTATATCTTTATGGAAAGGAAATAATTCCTGATAAATATCATCGCCTTTCTCCTCCATTCCTTTATCTAAAATAATCACCACCTTCTCAAAAAGTGGGAGCAATTCAGATAAGATATTCCTTTGTTTCTTTTCCATATTCATGTTAAAAAGTGCAACGGCCCTGGCTCCTAAATCTTTCCCATACCAATCAAGTTTTAATGCATCAAAAGGACCCTCAACTAAGAATAAAACTTTTCCTCCAGAGCATGCCAAATCAAAATTGTATACGGTCTCTTTTACAGATATGGAAGACTTTCCTTTCTCTAGGGATAGATACCTCAAGTCTGAATTGGTTATGCTCCTGGCAGTGTATGTCACTATACAGTTTTTATACCTAACAGGCATGATTATTCTATTCCTGAAATCCTCCTTAACCGTATAATAGAATCCATAATACTTAGCCAACTGAATTGGGTTCTTAAAACCCCTTTCATATTGGAGGTAGTGTAGATGATGGGTACAGGCTATATCCTTTTTCATTAACCTGAAATGCGGCGGAAGTAATATCGCCCTTGCGGACATGGGCTTCACTCTTTTTTTCTCCATTGATAGTTCCTCTATTATTGCTTCCAGAGAGTCCTCATCATGGACGTATGCCTTTTTTTCCTCTCCAAGTAGACTGACTGCCTGTCTATGTGAGATACCTAAAAGTTTTTGAAAAAGGAAAACTAAACTTTTGCCCCTATGCTTACTTGATCTCCAACAGCCCCACACTCCAGAAGATAATTTAATTCCTAAATGCTCAGACTTATCCGAAGGTCCACAAAAAGGACATTTAATATTGACGTTCCCCTTTGCGACATTGGGTCCAGATGCCACATATTTGATTCCATGTTCCTCTAATAGTGAAATTATATCTACCATAGGAAATCTTCCTGAGACATCCGCCCCTCAATTAAGCATTTGAATAAATCCTCACCCTCTGCAATAGATGCCAGAATTTTGGACTCAATAGAAATTGGATGATTTACCGCAAGGTCATAAATGAATGTCTTCCTTTTTTGGTTGGTTCTATGAATCCTTTTAATGCATTGCTTCCTTTCAAGGGGTGATACAGGACTTTCATAAAAAGTACAATAATTCCCTACTTGGAAATTCCCTCCTTTAGAGGCACTCTTCCAATTGGCCACTAATATCCTTTTCTCTGGATTATTTTTCCATTCTTTAATATTCTTGACGTTCCCCCCTTTCTTATTCCCTCCCCTTACCACTGAATAGGGTACTTTATTTTCCAAAAGGTTTTTCTCTATCAAATCACCACTAGGATTAAACTCATAAAAAACTATCATCTTCCTTTCTTCTGGCATTGCCAATATCAATTCCTGTAATGCGAGAATCTTTGGATTCTCCTTAAAGAAAATGTATTCCTTTTTATGGCTATCCACTATTAAGAACCCAGAGGATACTTGCCTCAATTTGTTAAATCTATTTTCCACTGCCTTCTTTTTCTTATCTTTCTTTCCTAAATAGGACATCCCCTCCAATGCCTTTTCATAGTATTCCCTATTCACTTCAGGCAAAGTATAGCGAATTACCTGCATTTTCTTTTCAGGAAGATCGGAGCACTCCCTATCCTCATACCTAAGGGATTTATTCTGTATCCTTTTATGCAATAAATTTTTACGCCGTTTTCTTATCTCCCATTTCCTATACCCGGAAGGAGTTATAGTCTCTTTAAAAAATGCCTTTCTTAGTACCCCCATTGTGGGTCCCAGAGTCTCTCCTCTGTCTATTAAATAAAACTGGGCCCATAAATCTGCGGGGTCTCTTCCAAAAGGTGTTCCAGTCAATAGATAGGCATACTTAAAATATGCCATTGCCTTATTCAGCATTTTAAAGGTAAGGGATTCTGGATTTTTTGTTTCATGGCATTCATCCAAGATGATCGCATCAAAATGGGACAAAACCTCTTCCATTTTCTTTTTATCAATGGTAAAAGTATTCTTATTCTTTTTAGGATTAAATTTTAAGGTGCACACCAAATGCATAAGACCTATGTAAGTCAAAAGGAAAAATTGAGCCTCCTCTGCCAATAGTTGTTTCCTCTCTTGGGTTGTTCCATACAATGGACAAGGAACCAGAGAAGAATGGATACCGATTTCTTCCTCCCAGCCCTCCACATTCACATCCGTAGGAACCAGAATCAGAGCCTTTTTAACTTGTTTTCTATTATACCTGTACCCTAGGATATCCAATGCTACCTTTGTTTTCCCTAATCCCATATCCAAGAAAAACAAAAAAGAAGGGAGACAGGCCCCTATGTAAAAACATGCCAATTGGTGTAAAAAAGGCTTAGTTTTTGAAATGTATTCTCCCTTCAGGGCCTTTATGTTTCCTGTTAATTCTTTTCTAGATACCTTTTTAATGAAGGAGTAGTCTTCCAATTCCTCAGACAAGAAAGCCTGTATGGCCTTTTTTGAAATAATCATATCAGTCCTCTCTCCTAAGGGAAGGTCTTTTTTCTATTTCTTTCCAATACTCCTCTCCGTCGGCTCCAGTTATGTGGACACTGTCTGAAATAAATTGTCCAAAAGGAATCCCCTGTGTAGTCAAAACAGTGCCAGAGTCCTCCTCATCCCTGTTTTTAGCAACAAAGAGTCTACACAATCCTAAACTCCTCTCCAAAGGAGTCTGACAGATGGAAACTACCATATCCGAAGTTGCCGCCTTAGAGTAGTCCTCTGCCATGTGTTTCATGGTCACCCATTTACTCTCTGAGGATTCTCTATTACTTTGGGAAGCGGTAACCCCTGCCAAATTCCTTTCTATCATCAAACCCCTTAAATTTCTAAAAACCTGTCCGGTCTCCACCCTGATATTTTTATAATCCAAATGCATTAAATCCGCATAGTCCACAATCAAAACGTCTGGAATGAATTTATATTCCCTTTCTATATTATCCAAATATGTTTCCAATTGTTTAATAGTCAAAGACCCAGTTGGGAATTGTTTAACCAAAAGTCTGTACCTGTTTAGCACAGAAGGCATCCTCCCCTGAATGAATGATGCCAATCCCTTATTCCTGAAAGTAGGTCGGGTAATTTTTGTAAATTCTATTCCATCAAAATTATTTGATTTATTTCTTTTTAAAATAGCAACTTTATTCCTTGCCTTTCTCCTTGAGATAGAAAATAGGGATTGGTAGTACCTAGTCATTATTTTTTCTTCTGACATTTCCAAAGAGATATGCAATACATTCTTCCTACGGAGTAGGCATTGCTTTCCTATATGAACCATAAACCACGTCTTTCCCCTAGAAGGAGGGGCCAAGATGGTTATAATCTCTTTAGGAGCAGGACCCAAACTGATCGAATCAAAGTAAGGGATTCCCATAGGGATAAAAGGCGATGATGTCCTTAAATGGTTAAGGACTTTAGAAGGACTCTCACTCAAAAACATTCCATGATCAAAGGAATGCAATTTCCCTGATTTAGTGGCAGACAGGATAATAGACTCTGCCTCCTCTACGTTCCCATCTTTTAAAAATTTTGCGGCTTCGGCGATCCCTTTAGTCAACCTCCTTTCTTTAAGAAAAACCGAAAGGGAGGAAAGAATGTATTCCTTATTAATGGAATCTTTTGTACTATATAGATTTTTAAAAACCTGCCTATACATTGAAGCTTGCCTTTGATCGGATCCATTTAGCACCTCCTCAAAAACGTCTGGAAGGTGCTCCCCTATTGGGGTATTAAATGTCTCAAAAAAATCTGCGGCCTCAAAAGCGATCTCCCTGAAAATGGATGAAGAATACATTCCTACCTCAACCGTGTTCTTAATAATGCTGGCTGAAGATGGATCAAAACAAAGCAAAGTCAAAAGGTTTTCTTGTAATACACCAGAAAAATTATTTTCCATTATTTCCCCTACTACTCAACTACAACTGGTCATTTGCATCCCTAAAAAAGGAAGAAAAGGATATTCCATATTTGGAGAGGTACCGAATTAACTCTTTTTCAGAAGGCTTATCTCCTCCCTTTTCTTCTAGGAAGACCTCACTCCATTCCCTTAGTTTATAATAAGGAAGGCGAGTCAACCTTCTGTTTAATAATATCAAATTTTTATTGTTAATTAATAATTCTTTTTTCTTTTCCCTGAATTCAGGCTCTTTTATTATCCTTAAAGCTGTTTTAATTCCTATCCCTTTAATGCCTGGCAATCCATTATGTCCACCGGTCATGGAAGTAACTTCATTCCACGAATGGGGGGTGATACCGAATTCCTCAAAAAAATCCTTGGCGGTGTAAAAACCTTTTTTAGTCCCCTTATATAAGGAAAATTTTAAGTGTATAAATAATTGATAGAGGTCAGAGTCATTGGACATTGCCACCACCTCTCCATAATCATGGCTTAAATGGGTATAGATGGCTATTAAATCATCTGCTTCCAATCCCTCCCTAACAGCATAGCAGGCACCAGACATCCTCAAATAATCCATACAAATCTTTTTTGATCTATTTATATGGTCTATGACCTCTGCCTCTTCCTCAGTGAGTTGGCTTTGTTCTTTGTGGTGTTTATAGTCTCCGCAGTCAGCATACCTATGGTACGGAGGAGAATCTAAGCAATAGACCACTTTGTCTGGACGGATTTCTTTTATTCCAGTGGCAGTTTGCATTATTATTCCAAATAATGCTCCAGTAGGTTTGCCTTTATAGGACAAATCAGAATAAGCATGAAGGCTTTTATGGAATAAACTACTAAAATCAATCAATAATAATTTTTTCATTCTTTTCCCTTGATACAAAAAAAATCCCAGTAGGTAGGAAAACCTACCCACTGGGGGTGCTTCGGCATACCGCAAACAGGAGAGAAATAGGTATGCCAGAAGTCTATAGGGCCCTATTTCATAAAGCCGTTCTCTTTCAGCAAAGATATAATCCGATGGACACGCTCAAACACCACAGACACTGTGGTGTCATTGACATCCAGTTTGGATTTCTTCAGAAGGGACCTGATTTTCTTTTCAGAGGCTTTTGGATTTTTACAGATGATTTCCATAACTTGTGAAGTGGCAGATGACTCCTCATCTTCACCATCTTCATCATCCTCTTCCTCAGCCTCCTCTTCCCCTTCAGAGGATGAAAGATAGGCAGTGTCAATGTCTGCAAACTTCACAGTTACGATGCCATCATCCCCCTCTACCTTAAGGGCTTTCTTGGAGACTTTAACCACCTCCCCCTCAGCTAAGGTTTCTTCATCTTCATCCAGGAGAACAACTTCCATGCCTTCTTCAATGTCAGAAGGATCAATTTCTTCCCCTTCTACCTCATCGGCATCATCCTCCTCGGAATCATCCTCCTCACCTTCTTCTACCTCATCGGCATCATCATCGTAAGAAGGTTCAGGCAAAAGGGCGGCTGTGTCAATGTCCTTTACCTTGACAGTTTTAACATCACCATCCTCACCTTCTACTTTGATAGACTTCTTGGAGATTTTAATCACCTCCCCCTCAGCCAGGACCTCTTCATCTTCATCCAGGAGGACAACTTCCATGCCAATTTCGATATCAGAAGGATCAATTTCTTCCCCTTCTACCTCATCGGCATCATCCTCCTCGGAATCATCTTCCTCATCGGAATCATCGGCATCGGCATCAGTTGGATGATATACCAGTACATGGTCAATGTCTGATTTCTCAGCCTCTACCTTATCCCCATCTTCATCTTCCAGGATGACCTTTTTCTTGGTCACTTTAAGGACCTTGCCAGTGGCCAATAGCTCGGAATCGGAATCGTAAAGCTCAACTTCCATGTCAACTTCAATATCAGAAGGATCAATTTCTTCCTCATCGGAATCATCTTCCTCATCGGAATCATCTTCCTCTTCCTCCTCACCTTCTTCCTCTTCCTCCTCGCCTTCTTCTTCCTCTTCCTCTTCCTCACCGGAAGAAAGGAGCTTTTTCTTCCATTCCTCAGGATCGAATTCAGCAAAAAGGACAGGTGATTTTTTGGAATTCACCAGGTCTACTGCGGCATTATGCCAAACCTGTGCGCCCTCTGACAATCGGTCCCAATCATCATCACCCAATTCAGCTATTTCCACTACCAGTCTTTTCAGATAGGCCTTCTCCGATTCTTTCTCGCCGCGAGGATCAGCACCGGTGACCTTCAGGATGGATTCTTCAATCACATTCCCAGGTTTTCCTTTTGCTTTCCCCTTCGCAGGTGCCTTTTTGGAAGACTTTTTGGCTGGAGCTTCTTTCTTGCCTTTGCTCTTTTTATTATCAGGTTTCTTTTTTGTGGCCGCTTTCTTCACAGGTGCCTTTTTACTACCAGCCTTACCCTTTTTTGTGGCCGCTTTCTTTTTGGCTTTTGTACTCATAATATTTCTCCGTTTGTTTCATTATAAAAAATAATCCCTCACTGATTGAATTAAATCAACCTGATCAGAATCATATCCTAACAATGCGCCTAAATGACGATTGTGTTCCGCTTTTCTCAGTCCTTGATTTTTCCAAGACTCCGTTATCTTTTCCAATAATTCCCTGGGTGCCTCTAAGAATAAACTTAAAACCGCCCTGACCTCTGGAGGAGCTTTCTCTAATAAGGAAAGCATTTCCCCCTCATTATGGGTCTTATGGATGCCTATAACATGAGAATCAGAAATATCCTCTTCCATGAAAATTTCAACACCAAACCTCTCGGTTTTTGTATTGGACAACTTATTAATATAATTAATCAAGGCCACTTTATATAGTGCCATAAACCATTTAGGATTATCTACCTTTCTGTACATTCCCTTCATTTTTAGGAATAGACAGTGGGCCTCCTGTAACAAATCCTCCCTGTCAAATATATTAGAATCCACCCGCCAAAAGTTTTTTGTTATATAATTAACAGCAAAACCCTCCAACGGACCCTCAAAGACAGGAATGTATTTTTGTTTCCTGTCAGTTAATTTTCTCCTTTTAAGTTTACCCACGAACAAGCCTCCTTCTCCTTGCCTTCGGGTTGGTTTTCTTTTTCTTAGTATCCACTTTTAAAGGGATCCTTTTCATAGGCCTATCATGTGAGGGCCTCCACCCCACAGGCATGATTCGCACTAATACTATCCCCGAAGGAGTTGGAGTGCGCCGCACTCTGATATTATATGGTTCATCTCCTTCTGGAATGGGATGGATCTTATGGTTTAGGTACCAAGATTTAGGATTCACTTGGCAGTTACCATTAGGCTCCAAAACCCCATAGGTGGTGTAAGGACCTCCAGGCATTTCATATAGCTCACTCCATTTTTTTGTATACTTTAACCAAACTCTTCCAACAACTTTACACTCCCTCATAAAGCTGTTCATATGTTTCCTTACCACATGCCTTGGAGGAGCCTTTAGTAGTGTATTACGCCTCATTCTTTTTCTCCTGTTTATTTTGAATGAAATGGAATATAAAACTTTAGGGCCTTAATGCGCCGGATCTTTTTAAATGTGCCAGTCTTTTCAAAAGTTTATCCAACTCCTTATACGCCGAATTCATCATTGTTGGGGGTTTTCTACTCCTATCAAAACGGCTCTTTTTGGAAGCAACCTCAAACAGGAGCTCCCTTGCTCTTTTTCCTGAAAGTTTCGTTCGGGTCAATGAAGCTTGGTCATCTGAAAGGGAAGCGGCAGCCTCTGAGGCACCTTTTTTCTTTTTCTCCTTTTTATGTTTTTTCAGAAGCTGGGTTTGGACGTCTTTGTCTTTGGAAGTCCTCACAATTCTATTTACCAGGCTCACTGTCACCGTTCCCTCTTCTAATCCCTTTTTCAAAGCGGGTGCAGCATCTATTAATGCAAGCCTAGTCCTTATTGTCGTTACAGACTTTCCGGTTGCCGCCATTAGCTCCTCTTCACTCATGCCCATTTCAGAGAGCCGTTTAAAGGCCACAGCCTCCTCTAAGGGAGTGAAAGGCTTTCCTTCATTGGCAATCAAGGTATGCATCATTGCTTCCACTTCGGAGGTATTGGGGCTATCTTCTATAGCAGGAATAGAAGTGAATCCTTTATGTCCCTCCTCTATAAGGGACAATACGGCCCTCAATCTCCTAGCCCCATCTACTAAGACCAATTGTTTTTTGGCATTCCTTCTGACATGGATAGGACGATAGACACCTCCTGTTTTTATAGAAGTTTTTATTTCCTCCATGTCCCCAAAATCTATTCTAGGATTCCAATTATCCTCCACTAAGATTTTCCTGGGATCAACATGGAGTAGTTCCTCTTTTTTTACTACCACACCCCTAGACTTGGCTTTGGCTTTGGGTTCAGCTTTGGCTTTGGGTTCAGCTTTGGCTTTGGGTTCAGCTTTGGCTTTGGGTTCAGCTTTGGCTTTTGCTGGAGCTTTGGCTTTTGCTGGAGCTTTGGCTTTGGGTTCCGAAATTTTCTTTTGCATTTTGTCTTCCATTTTTCCCTCCTTTAATTACACCATTTAATTACTTAATAATGCTATCATCATCAATTAAGGATTCATATTCATATAAAATATGCTTTAGAACCTTAAAAGGAACCACACAAGGCAGTTCCTTTTGTTTTTTCTTTGAGTTTTTCTCCACTACCCCCGACCTAGTGGCCTTTAAGTAATGTGATCTGGAATTCTCTTCCTCCCAAACCTCTATCCTTAAAACTTCCCTAGGATCCCCCTCATAAGGAATTTCCTCAGAAGAAAGGAGTCTTAATTTAAAATCAGGAAGGGGAACCTCTTCCTTTACTTCCTCAGGAGATAAAAAAGAGTCTACCTCTTTTATATCTATTCTCCAACCAGAAGAAGGGTCCTCCGTATCCTGTATCCTCATTCCCCCTTTTCTGTAATACTTTTCCAAATAAAAGCCATCTTCATCTTTTAATTGGATAATGACAACCCTTGAATTGTATCCTTTTACTCTTCCAACCAGTACCTCTCCTGTCTTCTCTCCGAAGCCAGAAACTAAGATATCAAAAGGATTTTTCAGAAAAATGGTCCTGTCAAAAGCTTCACGCCAAAGCTTTTTTCGTTTCATTATATTTCTCCTGTTTTAAAGAAACCTGAGGTCTAGGAAAATCTTTCTAGACCTCAAATAACCCACCGTGCTCTTCCCTTAAAGGGAATATGCTTACTTCCTTCGGATTTTAATTTTCTTTTTCTTGCCAGTAGCTCCCTCCTCTGAAGCTTCCTTGGCTTTCACTTTCTTTTTGGAAGTCTTTTTGGCCGGAGCCTCCTTCTTGGCTTTCTTCTTGGAAACCTTTTTATCGGTTTTCACTTTTTTGGATTTTGCAGTCTTGGTAGAGGCTTTAGCCTTTCCAGTTTTCTTTCCTGAAATTTTATCCAGGATGCATTGTGCAATGTTTTTCTGCCGGTCTGACTCCGAGGAGCTTCTGGTTATTTTTTGCAAATCCTTTTTCACTGTGAGGGCATCAGCGGAAGGTTTTACTTCCAGCCTTTCCAGCATTTTCAATTCCCTGCTATTCAAATCTAATTCATTTAATTTGGACATCACTTTCTCCTTTTTTTACATTGATGGTTGTGTCGGGCAAAAGTGCCCGCTATAGGCATTTCTTCCTCCTATAAAATGCCTATGGCTGGGACTCTCTATTTATATCTCCTTTTTTCCAATTTTTTCTCCAATTTTTTTCTCCTTAAAACCCTTTTATCCATGTTATCTATTTGGTTCTTTAATTCCTCTTCGGAATAGGCAATAACTGTCCATTTTATTTTTTTATTTCCAGATGGTTTTGCATACCAAATATAAGGGGCTGGATCATATCCTCCGTACATAGGAATAAATTCCTCATACACTTCCAGCCCTTTATACACTCCATGGAATATAGGGCCCATTTTTAAAGATATCCTATCCATATGGACTCCTCAATCGACGAATACCAAAATATCCTTCGCTCTGGTTATGGCAACATATTCCAAGTTGGATTCTTGCTCCAATTGCCATGGCTGTTTTGCATAAGGACTGGGGAGTCTTTTTGCTCTCTGGTATAGAAAAACCCTGTCCCATTCTCTCCCCTTAGATTTGTGAATAGTGGAAAGGAGGACGGCAGGAACCTCTCCTTCTGTATCCACAAAATACTTTTTAATCCAGTGTACCATTTCCTTGACTTGGTTCCCACCGGAATCAATAACCCCCCGGGCAATGGCCTCAATTGCTCCAGAAAGATCAGAAAGCTGATCCATTCTGTAATGTTTATTAGAGGTCACTGCCTTTTCCATTTCCTTATCAATGTACTCCCTGAAAAGGACCATCATATCTGGAATAGATTTGGCCTTTTTCCATTTAGAGATCACCTCAATCAATCCGCTGCCTATATCGGTCCCCTCTATTTTACAAGGGATGCCATTTGCTAAAAATGTGTAGGTAAGAGAGACAAGAGGTCCCGTATTCCGGCAGAGTATGGCATCCCCTTTACCAACACTCATGGTTTTATACCAAGGTTCCGTAGTCTTCCTTTCATCAATAGCCATTACCTTTCCTTCTGGGGCAGACTCATGGGCAATCAAATCTGGAACAATCTTATTGGCCTCCAAAACTACACTTTTGGGACAACGGTAAGTGGTGGTCAAAGGCAGTGATACGGATTCCATTTTCTTTGCTATCTTATCCATCGAGTCCGCATCGGCTCCTGTGAATCCATAGATAGCTTGCCTATCATCCCCAACAGCCACTAATCTTCCATTAGGGGAAAGCATAAGCAATGCCAATTCCCTTCTGGCATCGTTTGTATCCTGTGCCTCATCAATTAATACCCAATCCTTTTTAAATACCTTCATTCCATGGACTAAAGGTGCCAGGATCATATCGTCAAAATCAATCAGTTCCTTATCCCGATTGAATGATTCTTCCAAAACCTTCATGGAACATTTTATTATATCCTCCATTGTAATTCTTTGGGGATTGCTTATCCCATTTACATTAAACCGATCGACTAGCTCCTGCCAAATGGAAAACTCATGGATATCATATTTGTATCCAATTGCTTTTTGTTTCGCATGGGAGACAAGTTTTTTTATAACAAACCTTTCGGTAAAATATATGCTTTCCTCTGGGGAGGAAACTTCCTCATCCTGTTCGGCAAACTCTTTCGCTATTATCACGGTCTTGCCTGCGAACACTTTTGGACGCCTACCTCTAGCATTCCGGGATATTATTTTCATTCCAAAAGAATGGACTGTCCCTGTCTCAACCCCAGAAAAATCATGCCCCTCATTGCGCTTTTTGTCCAAACGGATTTGGAATTCTTCCGCAGCTTTTTTATTATATGCCATCAATGATACAGTCCCCAATCCATACTCCACAATAGGGGTTACCACTCCCTCAATCAGGGTATAAGTTTTTCCACAACCTGCTCTGGCCACTAAATTAAGGGACCCCGTTCCTGAGAGTACCCAATCACGGACGTTGGATTGTTGCTCTGATAGATTTGCCATTATCTTTCTCCTGTTATTAACAAAATTAACATCGGGATGATTCCCGGCAATGCCCTCTCCAGAGGAAAGGACATTAACTGGAATAATCCTCTACTCTACCACACTCTCAAAAGGAATCAGGATCCCCCTCTGGTTGGTAAGATAGGATATCTTAGCAGATACCGTAGCCCTATCCCATTCTTTGAAATGATTACCCACCTCTATAACCAGGAATTCCCTCTTCAACGGCTTTTTATGCTCCTTAAAGATATCCTTAAGGACCCGATAAATTCTTGCCGCATCCGAATTATCATCCTGATGAAAAAGCGACTGGGGATTCCTTTGGTCCAATCCCAAATACTGTGCTTTAGGTTTTCTGGCACCTGAAAGGGCCTTGCTGGAAGGCCCTTGCGTTTGGATCTCACTAAAACCCTCAGGAGCATACCACTTGGTCCCATTAAAGTCGGTGAGTAATGCCTCTGGATGATGTAACTCCAGCACCTTCGCCTCCGTCAGGGAGACTTTTTTCAGTTTCACTATTACTTCCAATACCTGTTTGTTCATTTTATTTCTCCTAATTTCCTTTCTTGTTTCCCTCGGCGCACCCTACGGATATCCCTTTTACTCATAGGGCGGTCTGGATTTTGAGAAGTCTCCGATCCTTCAAAAACCCTTTTCATTTTATTATTGCTTACTGAAACCACTACCACTTCCTCTCCAATAACGGAGTATTGGTATCGGGTCCTATTCATATTCATCCTTCTCTCCTATTTATACATTTTGGAATCAGAAACTCTATTAAAAGCTCCTGCAATTGGACACTCCGAAAAATGTCCAATAACTGCACCTCTCAATAATTTTTCTCCACTGATGGAATAATCAGACTCAGTGCCCGATAAACCTGTTCATCATCCAAATAAAGGTAAAGGCGTTTTTTGAATTGCTCAAAGACTGGATCCCTTCTGGCACACTCAAAGAAAAGGTCAAAACAAAATTTACGATTAAGGTTTGTAACCTTTTCTGATCCAGGAAACATTCCTAACTCATACTGGGTTGTTAATTCCATTAGAGTATTCAAATCCTTAAGCACCAGGGATTTTATTCCCTTTTGCAGGTGGAAAAAATCCTCCTCCTTTATGTCCAGGGAAAGGATATACTCCTCTTTCTTTTTTGTTTTATCGAAAAGCGTATCCAAATCCCTCAAGACCTGCTCCCTTAGGTCACACAATGCCAGATCAAGGGAATTACCTCGCCCAAGTACATACTCGGCATGGGATGGATTAAATCTCAGTCCAATATAATATTGGCCAGATTCGTTTCTGACTTTTGTCAAAGTAAACATAGTGGTCATTTATACACCTCCCTTATCTCTAATGGTCCAAACCACAAACGACGGAATATTTTTCTATTACTGGTACGGGAAACTGATTCCATTTCCCACCAAGTTGTATCCCATCCCCAATTTCCCCAACGCCAAAAAACGTAAAGGGTGTTTCCATTATCCAACGTCGTCTTTTTCATCAACTTCCTCCAGGTTTATAATGCTAAACAGGCCGATGGTTCTATTTATGGTACCCATGAAGGTAGAAGGTTAGTCTGTCATCAGAATTGATCTCCTCTGTACATCCCTCCTCCTTATCTGCTATATGGATTACAGATTCGGAAATAATAGATGCAACACCAAAAACAATCTCCTCTCCTTCAGAGTCCTCCGCTGATATAAGCATACCACTGGCTATGTCTTTAAAAGGGATGGCAGGTGGTTCTATAAAAGCCCCCTCTGTATTTAAACAAGGACAGGTAGCTGCCGCCCTTTCATCTTCCCATGAAGTACCGCAGTTCCTACACCTGATTTCCTCCTGTTTCTCTTCCTTAGGTTTATCAAAATCAATGCATTCAGCTACCTCATATCTAAGGGTTACATCAATCACATACCCCTCCTTTTCTGGGAATTTTTTGTCAAATAATTTTTTAACAAAGCGGGCTTGGACTTCGCTAGTTACCGAATGGGTTGCGGTTGCGAATAAATGCTTTCCGTCCAGTGCGACATTAATCTTATAATAATACATTGTCTTTCTCCTGTTTTTAAATTTCCTGAATGGATAGTTGATTAAGATAACATATCAAACCAGTCTTCGGTAGAAAGGCCATGCCTTTCTCCTATTTCTTCCCACCGAGCGCAACAATCATCCATCTTCGACTGATAATACTGGGCGGATTTAACACAAGCCATCCTCTGTGCTTCTGCCTTAGAATCGGTCTCTGTATCTTTAAAATATTGAGACCCTTTAAATACAGCCCAAGTTCCATTCCTTGTTTTCTTCACTCGGTATTTTAATCTAATGGTCATCTACCTTCTCCTGTTTATAGTGTGTTTTCAACAAAGCAAATTGATCCGGGATTGTTCCACTCCCAATACCCTTTATGCTCCTTTGCAAATTGCTCCAAAGCTTCACAGATCCATGGCAGTTCCCCACGGAACTCCCCATAGTAGTCTGCAAAGTAAAAACCGTTACCATCCTCCAAATCAATTACCAGCCTTGCTTGGCTATCAATAATGTATTTTGGAAAAACTTCCTTGCCATTAACTGGATCAATTGCTTTTGGCAATTTCTCAGCCAATGCCCTTACCCTGTCCCTTCTATATACAAGGTTAACGGTATCTTTCGCGTCCTCTAGATCAGGGGTAAAGTAATCTGCCTTCGCCTCCCACCTGCCATCTATGTAAAACTGGACAACATATTCTTGCCATTCTGAATCATAATAGATTTTTGCTTTCTTGTTTCCATCCTCTATCGTGATTTTTAATCGCTTAGTCATGTACCTTCTCCTGTTTAAGTGTATAAATTTATTTCCGGATAACTGCATCCGTGATTGGACACTCCGAAGAGTATCCAATGGCTGAGACAGTTTTAATAATCACCTACCCACATTTCCTCTTCATCATCC